GTGGTAAAGGTTTCTTATCATTTGGGAATGAATCGTTGTGTGCATAGATAGCGTCAACTTCCCTCTGATAATTAGAGGTCAAAAGACCTTCTGCTTGTGATAATAAGTCGGCTCTGATTTCGAACCCCGATTTTGAATTACTCATATTTTCTCCTGTGTGTGTATGTGTAATGTACTGTATTGTACCTTGTATTTATGGTGTTTGGATATGCCAGAACCTACGGAAGTGAACATAATTTGGTGGTATGGATGCATGTTTGACTGGTTGGTTTGGGTTTTTAGGATGTACATCTTCCAGTGTCCAATCGTATACATCTCTTCTATACACTTCGTTAGGTACGATTATACCAAAGTCGGTATTCAAATCTTCATCATCGTACCTTGTATAAGTCTTACCTATCTCGTCTAAGTATGTTTCTACATGAGTATCATTGAACGTAGCTTCCCACATATCAAACCCATTAAATATCCTAGAATTTTTTTTCTGCATGCCTGTATCTACCCAAACTGTAGACATCTCTTCTTGTCTGAACCACGGTTCAGCTGTTGGTAATGTATTAACTGCAGTTTCCAAAAACATTTCGTCTGCATGATTGAATGCTCTTCTCAAATCATCATATATATTTTGGACATGATATAGAGTACCAAAGTGAATAATCAAATCCCACTTTCTATTAAATGACCACTCTTCATTATGATTGATACACAACTTCTCTGAGTCTGTTTCTATGGAATCCAGTAGTTCTTGTCTTGCATCTGCATAGGAAACCGTTGCACCTAGTTTCTCAAAGTGTCTACCAATCAATCCATGTGCAGTTCCTAGTTCTAGGATAGTCTTCCCATCAAACCAGTCTTCGCCTTTACAATCAATAACTTTTTGAACTCTTTTTTCTGTTGGTAGGTACATTGTATCTATTTGACCTGTAGTTTCATTCTTCCATTTAAAGAAACCTTCCAACCCTTCACCATACTTAATCATCTTCATACAGGTATTTATCGCCAAAAAAAACCCCTCGTGAGAGGGGTTTTTAGTATTCCCGAAGGAATTAGAACCGAAGTCCTTACAGAATGTTTGACACTGCAAATTTTCTGTAGTACTGGTTAGTACCTGCTGATGCAAGTCCGTTTGCTGGTGTAGCACCGACAAATGGATTTGAAACCATACCATATCTAGTTTTGAAACCGATTTTTGGTTGGAATGTGTTCTCGCCAACTGCACGAACCATTTGTAATGGAACGTAAGGGCAGTAGAACATACCAGCATCATAAGGGTTAGTTCCTCTATAACCTACTGTTAAGTAGTCAACACCAGCATATGGGTCAACATATACTTTAACTCTTCCGTTTAAGATACCAGCAAATGTATTGCCTGTGTCGTCAACGTTTAAGTTAGTGTTAAGAGCAGGAGCGTAATCTAATACACCTGCCATAGATAGAGCAGAAGCTACATCAGATGAACATAGGATAAAGTTACCTTTTCCTCTACGTGTATCTTTAGCGATGAAGTTGCTTTCTCTTTCTATTTGGAACAATAATCCTTTGAATTTCTCAACTGACCATCTTCCGTTTGCGTCAACGTCTAAGTTGAACGTTCCAGCAACAGCTGTTGCAGCTGCACCAGTTTTTGCTTGGATGTTAACATTTCTGATAACTTCACGGTTGATTTCAGCAAGAATTTCTGATGAAAGAATATTTGCTAGTTCTGATTCTGCATCAAGACCGTGGATTGCTTTGAGGTCTTGTGCTAATTCGAGTGTGTACTCAGCTTTTAATGCTCTGGATTGTGCTGTAACAGTTGCTTTCTCAATGGTGAATGCCATTTGAGCGAAACCGTTTGATGCTTCAACATCACCAAGTGCTTCTGCACTTGCTGTAGACATTCCCGCACCTGTATCAGACGCATATGAACCATTGAATGGGTCACTATTACGTGTTGCTAAAGGGCCGTCTGCGACAACTTGGTTGTCATTGGAATATTTAGTATCTGCTTCAGCATGTAATGCTTCAGTTTTACCTTCTCTTCCTACAGATGGATAGTCGTTATATCTTGCTTTCATAGCAAATATAAGTCCTGTTGGGCCTGTCATAGGCTGAACACCACAAATGTCGTATGCAACGAGATTTGGCATAGCTCTACGTACTAATGAAATCAAGATTGGATTCCAGTTAGCAACTGCAGAACTTCCAGTAGCATTTAAAGGTGCTGCTTCTTCAAGGGTTTGGCCTTCTTCGAAAAGGGCCTTCTCTTGGTTTTCAAGAATAACAGCAGTAACAGCACGCTTGTAGTTATCTTCGATTTTTGGTAAATCGGAGTGTTCTAGAATCGGTTGCCACTTCTCTTGTAAGTTTTCTGATAAAAACATTTTATTTTCCTTTAAATTATCCTAATGGATTTAGTTTAGTTATTGCTTGAGTGTACTGTTGCATATCGGGAGCAAGTACTGGTTCTTTCTCTTCAGAAATTTCCCCTGTTCCTTCTTCTACAATAGTATCCTCAACTAGTTTATCAATATCACTTGGGAAGTAAGCTTCAGCGATTTCTGCAATCTTCTCAGCGAAGTCTGCTTCATCTTTGAAGTCTACACCATTTGATAATGATTCTAGCTTCTCTTTTTGTGATTCAGACAAACTGTCACCAGCAGTCTTTACCACGTTACTTCTCTTGAGGGCATCTAACTCTTCTGTAATGTCAATATTTTTACTGACTTCACCATCAAGTTTCTGTTCCATCTCGTCGAGACGATTTGCGAGTTCATCGATAACGTTATACTTATCTTCGGGAACGTCAACATAATGTTCTGTGAACAATGTTTTCAATCCGTCGATGAAGTTTTCAGTCATCTCAGCTCTCAATCCTCTTTCAATTGCAAGTTCGTTTTCTTTCGTCCACTCTTCCGCAACATAAGAAAGATACTTGTCAACGCCTTCTGCGAGGTCGGCTTTGACTTTTTCTACTGAGGATTTTAATTCTTCTGAATATTGATTTTCTAAAGACTCTTTAATCTCTTCTACTTTAGATGAGACTGCAGCCTTGAAGATAGTTCTAGCTTTATCAGCATTTTCATCTGATAAATCTAATGCTTCTGAGATTTTAGATAGGTCGTCTTCTACTTCAATCTCGACTAGATTTGCTTCGAGCTCTGCAGAAGTTTCTTCGTCAACGATTTCCTCTTTGACTTCTTCTTCCTCTTCTTCTTCCTTAGACCACTTCTCAGCAATATCTGATACTGCTTCTTCGTCCATAGACTTTAGTGATTCAACAATTTTTCTAGCTACTTCTGCTTTAGTCAAGGTTTCGTCAACTTCTTCTTCTGATATAGAACTGAATCTAGTTTGAAGTTCTTCCTTAGTCATTTCCTTCATGTTGTTGACGATAGCTTTGATTGATTCCATTTTTGTTGCCTTAACAACATCTTTAGAGTCTTCTTCTTCTGAAACTTTTGCAAGTTTAGGTTGACTGTCACCTTTTCCAGCATTCTTTTGATGTGGGTCAGACTTAACTGGTTTCACATTTTCTGCTTTCTTCTGTGCATCAACTGCTTTGTCAACAGGATTTTCTTCGGGTTTGACGACTTCAGCTTTACCGCTTTCGATTTTCTCGGCATCTGATGAACCTTGCTTAACAGGTTTCGCGTCACCTTTTTGAGCACCGTCTGTAGGTTGTTTCGCTTCAGAAACTTCTACTTCTGTACTTTCTAGGTTATTTTCTAACTCTGCCATGTTTTTCTCCTGTTTGAGTTTACTTTTTTATTTATATGTTATAGGCTTTCAACAAACCTTTTCCATAGATTTAACTTGGTTTCTTCTAATTTATTCAGTTTAGCACCCCTTAATTGGGTTCTCATGCTCTCCGAATCAACTGCTTTCAATATACCGTTAGACATAATCCACTCTACACCCTCGTATATACCTTCAACGAAGGCCTCGGGAGCAGATGGGTCTGCAACTATATCGGCTGCTGTTGCCAATTGGAAGTCACCTTTTACGTATTGAGCACCACCTTTTTCTTCTAAGGAACCTAATCCTCTAGATGATACTCCCAATTTGGCACCATCATCGATTAGATTTCTTACAATCTGACCGTTGGGTGTGCTCAAAATCTTTGCACGTCCAATATAATTGTTACCATCTTCTTCTAAAGATGTAATTAAATGGGACACTTTGTCAAGATTAATAGTCGGGCCCTCGGGATGTCCGAGTTCTCCAAATGCTCTATCCTTCTCAACGAATTCTTTTCTATAACGGTTAACTTCTTTTTCCATTATCTCTTTAGGATAAACTCTACCGTTACGGTTTTTAATTTCTGACTGCATGAACACTCCTTCTATGAAGTATTCCTTCTGTCCTTTCTCATTTGCTTCAATGATTACTGGTGACATTTGATAGTCATTATATTCAGATATTAATTTCATTTATAATTTCCTCTATGTTTATACCTTCTTCGGACATGTTTGACATTATTTTTTTAATGTCTTTCATTTCTTTCTCTGCAGCTTTTAAATCTTTATATGGTGAATCTCCACTAAAGAGATTACCATCTAGATATACATCTACCTTATTTCTTTTGTTCTGAACATAAGATACAGATATCTTCTTACCACCGACCTTTGCAACATCAACTTTAAGTTCTTTGGAACCACTTGGCAATTTAATTTTTGCCTCGTTAAGTTCTAGTTGTACTGTTTTAAAGGACTTCACTCTACTCTCCTGTAGGTTCCTGTGGTGCATCCATCCAGTCGACTTGAGCATTAACTCTCTTCATGTCTACTGCATCTGCAGCTGCTTTCTTAATTCCATCACCGATAGAACCTTTTGCAGCTTCAAGTTGACCTGCTTCTATTTGGTCAACGATTTGTTTTGCTATTTCGCTACTCATAATTTACTCCTAAAATCCACCGAAGTCATCTTCGTTATCGTCTCCACCCTCATCACTTCCTTCTTTTTTGATTTGGGCATCAATTATTTTTATGTCTTCTTCTGTTTGTCTTAGTACATACTTTCTGATATATTCATCTGAGTAGTATTTACCAATGTAATCAGCTGCCTGACCGAGAGTATCTAATCTCTCTCTTAAAATTTCTGCATCTTTCAACTCTGTAAAGTGGTTGTCTGTTGCATAATCATACAGGAAAAAGTCCTTTATTTTATCGAACTCTTCACCTGTTACGACTTCCTTAAGTACTAATTGTGTCTTAAGAATGTCTGTAAAAACTCTTCCAAACTTCTTCTGAAGTCTGTTTGTGAACTTATTAAACTTAAGTTCATCTCTAGAAATCTCTGAAGCACGACCCATGTTAAACCCATTGTCTGCTTCCATTCTAGATGAAGGTACGTTTAGAGACTGATATAACTTCTTCTTGAAGTATTCGATATCATCTATATCTGCTAGGTTTTGTCCGCCTGGCAATGTAGTAATCTCTGTTCCTCTACCACCTTCTCTTCTAGGTAACCAAAAATCTTCTAACATACTCATATGTTTTCTATCATCTTTGATTTCACCTGTATCTGCATTGTAAACCAACTTGTTCTTGTATCGGTTCATTACATCAGCAAGATACTGTTCTGCTTTTGCTTTTGGAAGGTTACCTACATCGATGTAGAATATTCTTCTTTCGGGAGCTCTTGAAATCCTGTAGATAACAAGTGCATCTTCCATCATTGATAACTGATTTGCAGTCTTCAATGCCTTGTGCAGATACCCGATGACTACATTCTTAGTGTAATCAAGTAATCCCGAAGTCGTATATGTAACTGCCTCGGGTGCAATTCGTACAGTGTTTCCTTCCGCTGCACTGGATTTATCAAATCCTTTATCATTGAAAACATAGAACTCTTCTATTTTTGAAATCCTTTCGATTTTAGTCTTAGGGTCTCTTTCTTTTTCAATGTTTCTGACCTTCTTAATCTTAATCGGGTCAATGTTTCTTAAGTCTACTATACCTCTTTTGGTATTTTTAGCGTCAACGACTTTGTGGAAGTATACTCTTCCATCTACGTACCATTTTCTGAATAATTCATGAGAGTTCTGATTGAACTTCATCATTGATAGGATGCTGTAAAACTCGTCTTGTATCTTACCTTTGATACTGTCAGAGAGCTTAACATCTCTGAGGTCGAGTGTGACTATCCTATCAGAACTATCCGATGTGATACACTCATTAACTATATCTTCGATTGCAGAATCACATTCTGGCACCAAAGACACTTCACGATATCGACGAATGAGTTCTGCCTCGTTCTTGATACCGCCTTCCATATCGACGTATGCACCATATGCTCCGCCACCTATGAATCCACTTTGTTGTTGTATGACTGGTGTACCGTCATCATCAACTGGTGGAACAAAAGAAGGTGCCTGAGGCAACTCCTTTGTTCTTAAGTCATCCTTTTTACGGGATATTTCAAATCCTAAAATTTCCATACTAATATTTATACCACTCTAAAAGTGGGTTTTTCACTTTGTTTAAAGAACTCTTTCCCAGTGAGAGAAAGTCAAATCAACTGTAAATTCTTCTAATGCATCTACTGTTTCATAGCTTAATGCTATTTCACCGATGTTTTTAGGGAACATGTTGAAGAACTCGTATCTCGCTAGAACTGAGTCGTCTTTATTTAACTGTTCTACAAATCCTCTTGATAGTAAGTAATCAAGTGTAGTAGACCCTTCACCACTATCCATTGCTTGGATTTCCATCTGCCATGCTTCTAAAGCAGTTCTTGCTGAAAATTCCATATCATTGATAATAGTAACTGACCAGTCTGCAAAAGAACGTTCTCCTGCTAACTTTAAGTTTGCTCCTCTAAAAGGTATTACAACTTCACTTAAGGTTGCAGCTGGGATGTTTGCACCTTTACACATGAACTCGATATTGTTTCCAGCTCTTGGTAAGAATACTCTAAAACGGTTTGCTCTTGGGCCACCACCGATTAGTTGTGCTTTAAATTGGTCTATTGTTGCCATGTTTTATACTCCTTAAACTGCACCATAAATTTCACTAAACTCAACACCCGACCTTGCAGCCACGAAGTTAAGAGTGATAAAGTTAATACTTCTAGAAGGTTTCACAAAGATAGAACATACAAATTCGTTTCTATCGATGACTGAATCAGTGTTGTTTGTTTCATCACAAACTACTGAGAAATCTACTAGTCCTCTTCTGTTTTTTACATCTCTTAGGAAAGGTTCTACCGCTGCTCTAAACTGAGCTCTTGTGAATGCATCATTGAATTCAAAGAGTTGTGATTTAGCTGCAGTTGATATTGCCTTCTCTAATACTATGAATAATCTTCTGACATTAATTCTATCAAATGCTGATGGAGAAGTTAATGCTGTCTTATCACCGTAAAGAATTGTTCCTTGGCCTGGGAATGTTACTACTGGATTAACTCTTGCTCTGTACAAGTCATCTCTAGATGCTTGTGAAGGGTTAAACGCAAGTTTAGTAATTCCTAGGTACTGTCCTCTAGAGAATCCTGCTGGTGAGAACCATGCATCTCTTAGTAGGTCAGACCGTGCCATTATGCCTGCTGTATGTCCGTTAGCAGGTACGTAACAGTACTTATCGTTGTATCTGTCATATTGATATGTCCAACCGCTGTCAATTACGGCATATGAACTTGAAGACATAGTGTTAGCAGTTGTGATAACGTTAGCTGCTTGTGATGACTCTGAAGTAATACCAACAACGTCTGCACGTCTTGGAGATATTACTGCAATACAATCCTTTCTACCTTCTGCAATCATAACTGCTTGGTTAGCAAGAGTAGTCCAGTCTGCAAGAATGTCTTGGTCATTACCGCTTGAATCAGCAGTTCTTGATGAACCTGTAATTAGGAAAGATATATCAGATGTTTCACCATCTTTAAAATGGGTTTCCCATGCACCGTACTTCTGAGCTGCAGTTGCAGTTTTTCCATTACTACCTTTATCTAAAGATGAAACTTCTGCCAATGTTGGTCTTAAGAATGCTTTACCCGTAGTCGCTGATACTGCGTGTGTTCTATGTTCCGCTGCACTGTTAACCATTGCAGTTGAATGTTGTCCCCAATATACCCACTCTGAACTGTTTCCTATTACATTTCTGTAGTAGTTAGACTCACCACTTGTATCTTTTGCGTCTGAGGCAAGAGAAACAAATCCATAAGTCTCTAACATTGTGTGTGGAACTCCTGTGATTAAACCCTCTTCGTCTACTACGACTACGTGAATTTCGTCTGTTGTTCCACTAGCTGTTGTTGCTGATGCAGACTTGCCTGGAGCTTTATCGAATGATGCATAGAATTCCCAGTATCTATTAACTGCAGTATTGTTTGCAACGGTTGCTACTAGACCTGTTCCTGTTGGTTGTCCTAATGCTTCGATTGTGATATTGTCTGAGTTGATTGCTAGAACTCTATATTGTTGAGTTGTTGAACCAAATGTGATGATGTCTCTGACTTGTACTAATGCACCGCCACCACTCGAAAGTGTTATAACGGTTTGACCAGCTGCCTCTTCGGCACCTGTTGTTGTCGCTGCATCATTGTAATATGCATCTGAGGATGCACATACAGAAACTTTCAATGAATTACCTAAGACGCCAGGGCATCTTGCAATCCATTTACCTACTGTTCCACCGAGAGCTCCACTCTCGTATGATTGAACATATTCGTCATGATTCTTTAAAAGTGATGATGTAGAACCACCAGTATTTGCACTAAACAAACCTGTGGTGTTAATCCTAACTACTTTAAGAGATGAACCATATCTTAAAAATGCTTCTGCTGAATAAAAGTCTTCTGCTCCTGCAAGTGTATTAGCTGGTTCGTAAAACTCATCGACTAAACCCTTTGTATCTGAAACTGTCTTAACTTCATCAACAGGGCCCCATTGGAATGAACCAGCGAAAGCACCAGTTGTGCTTGATACTGCTGGTACAACATTTGTAAGGTCTACCTCTTTGACCTGTACGCCTGGTGATACTTGAAATGCCATACTTTTTCTCCTGTTAATGTAAAAAGTTGTTTACTGTTTTATTTATAACTTTTAATTTCCTAACTTAATAGCTTTATTACTATTCCATGTTTTTGTGATACCATCTATCACCTTGATTATCAACAAATGATGTTTCCTGTTGTGAAACATCTCCAAAGACTCCCGCTGGTAGCAAGTCGTCTTGAATTATCTTCTGTTGTTCTGCATACAACAAGTCTTTGACTTGTGTATCAGTCAAGTGATAAAAGTATTCTGTGGTGATAAACCAACTGAACATTACGACATTCATTACCATGTCGTCGTGATATCCTCTATCAGCCTCGAAACTAGTACCTTTATTTATGAAGGTCATAAGCTCCGTGATTGTAGGTCTATCCACTAACTCTAATCTGTGTTCTTCCAACAACTCTTTCATTGTAGAACAACCGATACGTTTAATCTTTCTCGACATCGTAACTCCAATGTCTTCTGCTTTTGCAAAACCTTGAGTAAAGACGTTTTCGTACTCTATATCATAGTGTAGTTGATTAGCCACCATAGCACCTTCGTTATTATTCTCAATTATTACAATTGGCTTATTGTAAGGTGTTACAAACTTATTTATAATATCGGGGAAGAGAAGGGGACTTATCATGTTATCTCTGTACACAGCCACTTGTTTAAAGGGTTGTGTAGACACATCGAAGATAGTAAACGTCGACCAATCCATCCCTCTACCCTTTGCCACGTCGACTGTTACTATGTACTCATGACCTTCTATTGGTTTATTATACATTGTGAAACCGTCTCTCATCCATTCACCGTCTACTGCTTTCATCTCTAATAGTGTGTTACTATTAATAAGAGTATTACCAGTTCCTAAGAACGAGTTACCATACTCTTGTTCAAACTGTGCTTCCGATGTATTTGCAATGGTTTGTTTTTTCCATTCTTCATCTCTGCCTGGCACATCAAACCAATTAATAAGGAAGTCTTTGTACTCTGATTGTCCGTGTACTGCACTCTCATATATCTTATGAAACATATTACCTACACCGTTTGCAGTAGAGGTAATAATAACCTTTGAATCTTTACCCGATGTTACCACTGGATATGTTGCAGTATAGAATGTTGCAGCGTCTTCTACGAATGCAAACTCATCCAAATATAGTAGGTTGATAGACATACCACGAATGGATGATGAGGACGTTGCAGCTGCAACAACCTTCGAGTCGTTTGCAAATTCTATCGAACCTTTGTTGAGAATCTTAACGCCCGGCTGTAAAAAGAACGGAACTGATTCTAACATGGTAACAATACGTGCAATCATCTCCCTTGCAATTGCACCTTTGTTTGCAAGAACTGCTACAGTAACCTCGGGATGAAACACTAGATACCACAATAAGTATGCACATGATGTGATTGATTTACCACTCTGTCTTGATGCAAGTACTACATTAAAACGATTACTATCGTAATGTTTTATAAGTTTATCTTGATATCCACGAAGCTTAAAAGGTACCATACCTTCATCTAGTGATATAATTTGTGTGTAATTTTCAATGAAATGACATGGGTCTTCAGAACACTTCATGTATTCTGCAAGCTCTTTTTCGGTATATTGATGTTCTATACCCGAACGTTTGATGAGGTTGTTACCTAAGTATCCCTCGTTTGTAGGTTGTACCATTACTTATTCTTCTTTAGAAATTTCTGCAACTCAGATGTTGAACCGACATAGAGATGATTGTGTTGTGTTCCAATCCTTTTTTCTTCGTCGTCTTTTTCTAATTCTTTTAATTTCTTCTGCACGTCTAATAATTTTTCTGCAGTATCACCAACCGTTTTAAGTAGTTGTCCAGCAACTTCATATGCACGAGGATGTTCTGTTTCCTTTGCAACATCTAAGATACCTTCAATTGCATCTTGCCCACGCTCTACAAGACCATAGAGATTTTCTCTTGCATATTTGTAGTCGTTTACTATTGATTCACCCCTGTCTTTAACAGTAGGTAATTTTTTGGGAAGTATTTCTACTTCTGTTTTGATTTCAGTATGAATGTCTAAGACATCATCTAACTGTTTATCTATCGTGTCTTTTGTCATTATTAACTCGCATCTGTAGTCCTATCGTCTGCAAAGCTTCTTGTAGAACCATCATCATAAAATGTTACCGTTTCTGCAACGACGAATGTATCAGTTGGGTCAACCGAACCAACAAATTTAAGTTTAGTTTTTGCATCTAATGTCACTGCACTTGATACAACAATACTCTTTTTATCCTCAGCAATCGAAGCTATAGTTGGATTCGTTGCTAAGTTCGTACCGAATACTTCATCGTTTGCACTTATCTTAGTATTTATAGCCGTTGCAAAAGAGATTGTAGTGGATGAAGATACTGCAGTTGAGGTTGTTTCTCCAAAGGCTGGTTCGTAATGTTTGACTTCTTTAACCAGTCCACTACCGTCTATCTCACTGGTAGTGAATAGACCACTTGCAGTCTTAACTTGACCTTGCACTCCGTCTGATATGTATGTTCTTTCAATAACATTCTTAATAACTTCACCAGTATATACTGGGCCGAAGAAATATAACTTCATAGTAAACTCTAATGTGTACTCAATCACACGTCTTTCTTCGAATGAACCTTCGTATTGGTCTTCCATTGTTACAGAACCTAGAATGATAGGTACGTCTCTGTAATCAACCATAGAGTCAATCATCTTCATGGTAACTGTGTATTCGGGTTGGAAATATGGTAGTATTTGTTCTACTATTTGTAGTGCATCGTTCATGTTCTTTGCAAGAATCGATAGACTAAATGTTAAATTATATGGTGCTGGTTGATACTGGAATCCTCTCTTTCCTGTATCTGCACTCTCTAGTTGTGATTTAGAACTTCTAATTAGTTTGTTTTGTTGTCTTGTTGCATCGTATTCAAACCCTGTAAGTTCGAATGCAAGTCTAGGCATACTGATTGCAGTTCTCATACCATCACCAAGGTCAGCATCTTCTGCTAGTCTTTGTAGGAACTTTTGTTTCGGCCCATAACTTATGGGTACCTTTTGTTCCGTGAGTACAGTTCCATCTGCCTTGACTTTCTTAACAGTTATGTTATTAAAAAGAGTACCAAAAATTGATACAGCTCTCTTCATTGTTTCATTATAAAAATATGTACCAAACATTATGTGACCTCACCAAATGGATTTGTCTCTGAGAAGTCTAGGTATCCATCTGCTTTATCTTCGAAGTCTTTATTCTGTGCATCACCATCATTTGCAAACGTTAGAACGTCTGTAATGGATTCTATGACCACTGTCTTACCACTTGATGCACCAACTAAGGTATCACCAACTGCAAGGGTTCTTGTAACATCCTTGATAGTAAGTTTACGTATCTCGTCTGATGCGCCTGGCGTCCAACCAATAACTTCACCAGTTGCAGCTCCACTGTATTTTATAGCTTCTTGAATTGTAAATTCTCCACTTGTATTTGAAACAACCATTTCGATTGTATATGCCTGTTCGTTTTCTACTAAGTCTACTACTGTTCCAGTATCGAAATCCTCTCCACTGTATTCGAACAACTCACATTGTAATTTGAATACAAATAATTTTCCGACTTGATAGAATGGGTTCTCATGTTCTACAAATTTGATTTCAAACATTGAACCACTCATAGGGAAGTAAATTAAATCTCCCTCGTTAGGTCTTAATGATGTTGTAAGGTTCGAATCAAGAGAAATGAATCTTTCCCATGTTCTTAGCGATATTACAAAGGTTGCAGTATCCCTAACTGAGACACCAAACTTAGACATTAAATCCCCATCACCTTCAAATCCATCTGTATTTTCTAGGTACATTTCTACTGAGTATGCATCTCCAAATTTAGATTGCACATCTTCACCAAGGATAGTATCTTCCTCTACAATTTCTCTTGGTAGGTAAAATGTTTCGTGTCCATACATTCTAAGTGACTCAACAACGATGTCTTCAAATAACATCTGTTCAGTACTAACTGCATGGTTAAAAAATACATTTGTTGGCATGTTTTTATCCCATTAAGTCCATGACTGGCATTTCAAAATTCAGTCTAGACTCTTCTTCTAATCTTGTAATTTCCTCTTGAGCTTCGGACTTCATTTGTGCAGCGTCTAATGTGACTCCGCCAGGTAATGCAATTCCCGAAAACTTAGATAGGTTTTCACCCCACTGATACTTAACTAATGCAGTACAATATTTCTTCAACCATATATCGTCATAGACATCTGTCATATCTGTTGGGTCAATCTTTCTGTAACATTCAATGATTAAGTATTCACCAGCTGTTAAACTAGATGCATCTAAATCTAGATATAATCTATTAGAATGCATGTTGTATCTTATAGGTGTTCTTCCAACTAGAATATTATTCATCATTGAAAGGTTCTGTTGCACCATTTCATAATGTAAAACATTAGTTGAAGATAAGTCGTACATGTCATTCAATCTTAATTGATATCTCAAATCAAACATATTAAGATTTGATTTGTCGTTGAATGGTAAAATGTTTAAAACAGATAGCACATGTTCGGGTAGAGTGAGATAGTTTTGTTGTTCTTTGTAAGTTTGTCCACTTATTACTTGACCACCAGCTGTGGCAGCTGAATGTGATTCATCTGACTTGAATGAATCTATCTGATTTTGTGTAAGTTGATGTTTTAAATAGGTTTTGATACTACCATCATAGCAGTATTCTCTAAAGTATTGAAGACCTTCATCAAGCCTATCATCAAACTGGTCGTCATCAACGTTGATTTCCAACACAGGTGCGCCTAGTTTTCTCTTGACATACTCCTTGAGGGTTGCTTTTGAATTGGGTTGTGCCATAATAGTATTTCCTGTTTAATACTATTTATGCGTTTTTTATTCTTGGAAATAAGTCTTTGTGGTAAGTTTGTCTATTTTGTCTGAGATACGGTTTAATTGGTCTATCAACTTTGCCATGTCTCTCTCAATCTCTTCACGTGTGACATAGTCTTTTGCTATCTCTTCACGAGTCTTGTTGAGTAGAATACCCTGTCGTGACACCTCTTGAAGTGTGTTTCTAAGAAGAAAGCCAATAGGTACGATAACAAATACTGTAACGATATTCCAAAGTATGTAAGGTGTGATAGTAAGTTCCATACTACTATTTAGAGATTTTAGTTCAGTGTGGGGTTGCCTAATTCATCTAATTCAAAAGTAAATTCATTCTCATGAGGTGGATTCCCTTGAGGGTCTCTTCTTTCACGACTATTTGTTATTTGTTGTACTCTACAATTGAATGAAATTGAGTATCTTTCTTTGTCTGTAGGATTGGGTTCTACCATATGCATTGCACCACTAGGAAACATTATAAGTCTTCCAGTAACAGGCCCATATCCCATACTCTCGTGCATTCTAGCGTTAGTAGGATGGTCTGCAACTACCTTCGGGTCTGTATTGATTAGTTGAAGGTTACCTTCATCACCGTCTCCATGTACGTAAAAGACTCCACTATACCAACAACCATTGTGTAAATGTGGTGTATTCCATGCACCTTTATCATTTATGTTTGCCCATGTATTATCTATTTTGATTTGTGAATCGTCGGGATGAACTCTAAAGAATTGTTGCACTTCATCTCTCAATGCAGCTTCAATACATCTAATAATCTTTTGAAAGGCTGGATGTTTTTCTACACCATCTTGAGACTGCCAACCAGTATATCTGTTTGATATTTGTCTACCTTTTGGGTCTCTTTGTCTCCATGCATCCATCTCATTCTTAAGGGATGTTAAGTATTCTTTTGATACTGAAGCATTACCATACTTTTTGTCAAGTACATCTCTTTCAAATATAAATGTAGGGAATGCTAATCTAACTGTCATCTTGGTCTCCAAATAAATCCAACTGCACTTCTGCTTTATGTTCTACTAAATCGGGATTATGCATAGGACACTCGGGTGGTGGATTCTCTTCTTTAAACATTCTTCCCTTCTCATTCCAATACTTAATTCTTCTATAGGCACCTGCCATTCCTTCGATATGCCTCTTCTCTTCTCTAAGTTCGGGTGACCTATTCCACTCATCCATTGTTTTTAACTTACCACCATCTTCACCTACTCTATGAGTAGTTCTAACTGACCTATTTTCTTGCCACGATTTATTGTCATAAGTTATATATGATGCTGTCCAATCTTCTCTTCTGTATGGAATGATTTGAACCAATGGTGTTCCAGCTTTAATTGTAAAGTCTTTATTCGTTTTAGGATAGAAAATAATCTGAGAGTTATCCATATTCACATTAAATGCATCTGTATCAATCATACCTTGCCATGTTGCAAAATACTTATTTTGAAATAGAAAGGGGTCTAGGTATAGACAAGAATAGCCTGGCGGAGTAATAATATTCCATGGTGCTTTCATTTTGAATGCATCTTTTGTTGGTGCATCTTCTTTAGATAAGTAAGTAAATTGATGACCTGCTTGTCCAGCTGGATGTGTTGGTGATGAAAGTCTGTCTTGTGGGTCTGTTCTTGATTTACTAGAATGTTCACTTACAAATACTTTCATGTCTTTCTTTGCACAAAGATACCACCCAGTCTTTAACCAGTCATCCATAGCAGGACATGACCTTATAGTCTGAGTTTTATGACCACGAACATTCTCTTGAACTTTCATAGTCTTCCACCAATCGGGAACTAGTTTCTTTGCTAGAACTGGTTTCCAATTCTCTGTGGTTTCTTTATCATAACATGTAAATTCAATCGTAGGCATCTTCACCCCATAAAGTCCTTAGACTAATTTCGTCCCCTCTTATAACCAAAGAACGTCTATCCATATACTTTGCAGCTGGTTTGGGTGCGTCTGCACCATGTGGTATTCTTCCATCAAATATTAATAATCTATTAGGTTTAAAATACACTTCTGCAACTTGATGATTTTTAATATGGTCTGCTCTTCCGTGTATTCCTTGTTGCATTTTATCATACATTCTTAAAGAACCCCCCCAAGAATCATTCCAAAATTTATTTGGATAATATAAAAATGAAAGATTCCAATCATCTTGAGGTTCACAATCTGCATGTGTTGTTCCCTCTAGTCCTTGAGTCTGAGAATTCAAACCAAAGTATTGAAATCTCTCCCACATAAATCCAAAGTCGGTTTGTAACTTTCTATTAAACCATCTCATAAGATATGTTTTTTTGGGTTCCATATCATGTTCTATTTCTTGGTCATGGCCTCTGAAGAAACCTGCTCCCCAAAAACTATGATGAGGTAATCCTGTAGGACTGTTTGAGTTTACTTGATTACTTTTTCCCCAAAAAGCATTTCTAGTTATTTTATCATCAATACAATGATGCATTGTTGTAGATAAGTAATCGTCTAAAACGTATACTTTTTTCAAAGGCATATCTTTGATATGGAAAGGTTCTTTGATGAACTCTAACTCAACGTTTAAATCCATTGACTATGGCCTAGTATCTTCTGGCGTATATGGACTAGGTAATTCACTCTCATAAGAATCATATTCCTTTAAGAAGTCTTCTCTAGTAGATTGGATTTCTTGAACTAGTTGGTCTAGAACAGAATTAACTGCATCTGCAAACTCCATTGCTCTTCGAGCATTATTTCTATGTGGATGATTTGAACCTTCCCTACCAGCATATGTAACTTCAGATAAACTATCAAAGTTATATTGTTGACATTCTTGGTCGATGAATTCTTTAGTTGTTCTATAAAGATTGTTTATGTATTGTGCATTAAGACTGTGACCTATAGGCGGTTCACTATTCTCAATATATTGTTCAATCATTTCACACTCTTCTTTTGTAAGTGCAGTTTTTTGTTGACGGTCAAAGTCTAGACCATCTTCGTAGTTTAATATTTTAACTTCTATATCATCATAAATGATAACATCAAAATCGAAATCAAAAGCTGGTTTGTCTACAGAATCGTAATTGTATTCAAGTCCGTTTGGTTTACGGATGAATAAAGTTCCCTCACTGTCGTATATAAATGCGTTCATAATTTAGTTCCTCGGTAATATTATATCATACTAATCGCCAATTGGCAATGTTCTTTTCACTTTTAAAAAGTCTTCAAGATTATTTATGGTTGAATAATCCATCCCTTTTACCCATGGGCCACCACGTGTATAATGTATACCACTGTAGTTGTACTTTTCTTCATGGTTATCATATCCTTCTACAAAGATATAATGTTCGGGTATTTTAGAGATTTTATCTGTCCACTCAAATTGATGTAGCTGTTTTCCTGTCCAAGTGTTAACAACTTCGGGTGTTAGCTTCTTACAGTCTTCATGTCCATTATTGAATACCATCATACTAGACCAAAGCTTCTTAGGGTAATCTATATTAACTTCACCATCAAACTTTGTTTCATCATGTTTGTATTGTGGATATTGTATACATGCAACAGCATCATTAGGGTTTAAGTAGTAAAACATAGGTAATATACTTTTCTTAAAGATGAAATCGTCATCAATAAAGATACTAAATCCTTCATAGTTCTCTAGATAAGGTATTAAGAATCTACTGTATGTAAATTCAGTACTTTGATTTGCATATTCTCTAGTATACTCGGGAATCTCAGCAATGTCAAGTATTTTAACTTCGGGTTGCCATCTGATTTGGTCATGCATCCATCCATTACCAAATCCGCTTTTAATACTTTCTAGGATTGCAAACTTAGAAAGCTTAGACAAATCTCCATGTCTACTATCATGTCCGATATAGATTGTTAGAGGTTTACCTTTTGCAAGTTCATAAACTTGTTTGTTAAATGCATGTACTTCATCTCTAAAATCTAAGTCCATTAATGCAGTATTGTATTCAATACAACCATCTACATATGTAAATGAACAATGAAATGGTTTATTAAGTCTTTGTAACTTATTATACCACATCTGTAATACGCTGTCAAGGCTTGATGGTTCCACTTTCACAACATCAAAATTATCTATTACCATAATTTCCATATCATTATCTTGCATCTCTTCAAAGACACCCGAACGAATAGAGCCTGGGTGTATTCTAAATGTGTAACTAGATTCAGTACTCATACCACTGGAACCATTATCTACAACATACCCTTGAATAGGAGCTCTTAAACCTTCCTCTTGAATACTTTGAATTAACCAATGTGCTTTTGCACCGTGATAGTACATAGACAATAGTGACCCTTCTGCATGTTCGTCTCTGTTTTCAACTGAGTCCCAATCAATTAATGTATCTATATTAACATATCCATCGGAATCTTTCATGTCCATACCTGCTACGCCTGGAATAGGTTTTCTAGGTTTCTCTGCATAACCGACTGGTAAAAATTTATGATATGTTACTGACTCATTTCTTAACCCATTGAACCCACCAAATCTATTTTCCTTTCTTAGATATTCAAAGTCTTTCCACTTTGCAATCTTTACTGGTGGTAAAATTTCTTCAAACATCCATTCAAGTATTTTATAACTTTCTGAGGTTTTTGAATAGCCTGGTTCTATATTAAATGCACCTAGATGAAAATTGCCTATGGCCTGTCTCTCTTGTGAGGTTATCTTAGGGTCGTAAGGTTTTATTAATTCTTTTGCTTGTTCTAGGGTTTCAATTTTCTGCATGATGTCTCCATAATATCTGTCCTATATTTAGTAAGATAAAAAAAACCCCTCTTTCGAGGGGTCTTTGTTCACTGTCGGGTAGGTTCCTATGACGTAATTGGTGTTGCAGGCCACTGTTGTGATACCACTCCATCCCATCTTGCTTCAGGCGTTTGACCAGTTCTATTATATGTAAACGGACTTCTATGTTGATAAGTCGTTGGTGTTTGACCAGTTCTTTGATACGTGAACGGACTTCTATGGTTATAAGTCGTTGGTGTTTGACCTTGTCTAGCATACGTAAATGGTGACCTGTGAGAATATATTACAGGTGACTGACCAGTTCTTTGATATGTGAACGGTGTTTGTGCATTCCTTATATTAGGTTCTTGGGCTACTGCGATGTAAGGGAATGTAGTATCTCTGTTTCTAATATTAGGCTCTTGTGCATTTACAGGATTCCTATAAGTGAACGGCGACCTATGTTGATACGTAGAAGGTTGACGTGCATTACTAGGATTCTGATAAGTAAACGGTGACCTATGACTATACGTAAACGGTGTCTGATTGTTTCTAATATTAGGCTCTTGTTGACTTCTAATATTAGGTTGTTGTGCAGAACGAATATTAGGTTCCTGTGCATTACTAGGATTCTGATAAGTAGACGGTGACCTATGATTGTACGTAAATGGTGCTTGATTGTTTCTAATATTAGGTTCTTGCTGATTTCTTATATTAGGTTCTTGTTGGTTTCTAATATTAGGCTCTTGTGCAGATACAGGATTCCTATAAGTGAACGGACTTCTATGGTTATATGTAAACGCTGCTTGTGCATTTCTAATATTAGGTTCTTGTTGACTTCTAATGTTAGGTTGCTGATTGCTTCTAATATTAGGTTCTTGTGCATTTACTGGATTTCTGTAAGTGAATGGTGACCTATGATTATAAGTAAACGGTGTTTGACCTTGCCTAGCATACGTAAATGGTGACCTATGACTATACGTAAACGGTGACCTGTGTGAATACGTCAAAGGACTTCTATGTTGATATGAACTCGGTTGTCTTGCAGAACGAATATTAGGTTCTTGTGCAGATACAGGAACCCTATATGTAAATGGAGACCCATAACTGTACGTAAATGGTGACCTATGTTGGTATGAATTAGGTTGCCTTGCATTTGCAATGTACGGTTGTCTATATGTAAATGGGTTCCTTGCACTATTTGGTTGTCTTGCGTTAGTAGGGTTCCTATACGTAAATGGTGCTTGGAATGTGAACGGTTGTTGTGCATTCGCTGGATATCTAGCATTATACGTAAATGGTGCTTGGAATGTAAAAGGTTGCTGTGCATTCGCTGGATATCTTGCACTATATGTAAACGGTTGTTGCACAATCGAAGGCGTCTGTACATTGACAGATGTTTGAGCAAATCTGCTAGCGGGTTGCTGTCTATTACCTATAGGCATCTTAGATTATTCCTGTTAAATTTTATATTACTATTCATATGTATCATCAGCTTATGGTTCATAAAAATTCTGCCCTCCGCCACCGTAAGCAAAGTAGTATGTAAATGGACTTCTGTGCTGGTACGTTGAGGGTTGTTGTGCAATACTTGGTGACCTAGCGGGTGTTCCAGTTCTTGCGTTTGCAATGTACGGTACTCTATATGTGAATGGGTTCCTTGCACTATTTGGTTGTCTTCCATTCGCTATATAAGGTTGTCTATATGTGAATGGGTTCCTTGCACTGTTAGGTTGCCTTGCGTTAGTAGGGTTCCTGTACGTAAATGGTGCTTGGAATGTAAAAGGTTGCTGTGCATTCGCTGGATACCTTGCACTATATGTAAATGGTGTTTGTGAACTTCTAATATTAGGTTCTTGTGCAGAACGAATATTAGGTTGTTGTGCAGATACAGGATTCCTATAAGTGAACGGTGACCTATGATTGTACGTAAATGGTGCCTGATTATTTCTAATATTAGGTTCCTGTTGGTTCTTAATAGTAGGTTGTTGTGCAGCACGAATATTAGGTTGTTGTGCAGCTGCAATATAAGGATACGGTTGTTGTGCAGAACGAATATTAGGTTCTTGTGCAGATACAGGACTTCTATATGTAAATGGTGACCTATGTTGGTAAATAGACGGTGACCTATGACTATATGTTAAAGGACTTCTATGTTGATACGTAGAAGGTTGTCTTGCTTCTCTTATGTTAGGCTCTTGTGCAGATACAGGACTTCTATATGTAAATGGTGACCTATGAGTATACGTTAAAGGACTTCTATGACTATATGTTAACGGTGACCTATGTTGATACGTAGAAGGTTGTCTTGCATTTCTAATATTAGGTTCTTGTGCATTCACTGGATTTCTATATGTGAATGGAGACCTATGTTGATAGGTAAATGGTGACCTATGTGAGTATGTTAAAGGAGACCTATGTTGATAAGTTGCAGGCTGTCTTGCATCTCTAATATTAGGTTCTTGTCCATTCACTGGATTTCTGTAAGTGAACGGTGTTTGTGCATTCCTTATATTAGGCTCTTGTGCATTTACAGGATTCCTATAAGTGAACGGTGACCTATGTTGATAAGTAGTAGGTTGTTGACCAACATTACTATATGTAAATGGACTTCTATGTTGGTATGTACTAGGTTGTCTTGCTTGTGCTATATAAGGATACGGTTGTTGTTGGCTTCTTATATTAGGTTCTTGTGCATTTGCAATGTATGGATAAGGATTCTGTTTGTTCCTTATGTTAGGCTCTTGTGCATTTGCAATATAAGGATACGGATTCTGTTTGTTTCTTATATTGGGTTCTTGTCCATTTGCAATGTATGGGTAAGGAACTTGAGTTGCAGTCTGCCCTGACGCATTATTCCATCCTGTAGGAGTTTTAATATAGATTTGGTCAACTGCTTTCCATGTGGAACTAGCTGTTTTTACCCATGCACCTTGAGTTGAATTCCAACCTGCTGGTGTTTTGACCTTTTGTGAACCTGTTGCCATTTAGTTATCCATTAATAATACTGTTATTTATTAGAATTCTAAACCCCTGTATTAGGAGTAAAGAATCCACATATCACCAACTGCACCTTGCCCACCTGTTGGAGCCGATGTTGATTGGTAAACATTTCTTGCAGTTCCACCACTGTTGGATGCATTTGTTATTGTCAATGCACCTGTAGATACCGCTGCTGGTGTCACTGTTAATGCACCAGTTGAAGAACCTGTTGCAGTAGTTGTTCCGAATGCAAAACTTGATGCACTGTCGTCCCAACCCATAAACACGTTACTTTCATCACCTCTTTCAATGACAATACCTGCGTCACCCGATGGAGAACCAGTTGTTCCACTTCCTAACTCAATCAATGAATCTTCGATTGTTGTGTTAGTTGAACTATTTGTTACTGTTGAACCGTTAACTGTCAAGTTACCTGTAACTACAAGGTTACCACTTGCAGATACGTCTGCAAAGGTAACATCACTAGTTGTTGCAACTGCCTGTCCAATACTGAATTCACCACCACTGTATGCAACACCAGTACCACCACTTAGTTGAGCTCTTACTTCTGTTGCAGAAGGCCCTGTGTAAGTATATGCACCTGTCGAAGTACTATATGCTAGTCCACCAATTCCGTTTGAAACTGCAGAGTGTTTTGCTCTGATTGTTGCATCTGTAATTGAAAGGTCAATTGCACCGTCACCAGCATCATCGTATGTTGCAGTTATGTTTGTGTGTGAACCGTTTGTAGCAAATTGAGTTCCAACTGTGTCTTGAATGTTTTCGTAAGGTACTCTAATTTCTAGTGTTCCAGCTGAATCATCGTATGTTGTTGCAACGTTTACACCAGCAGTAATTAAAGCGTTAACTCTATCGTCAACTCTTTCATCTGTGAAGTATAAGTTACCACTCTCACCAATGTGAGATGTGTTTAAAGTAACTGAAGCACCTAAGTCTACTGACTGTGAGTTAATTGTTACACTGTCATTTGCAAGTTTACTGTTTGCAATTGAACCTGCTAACATGGCATTAGTAACACCAAGTGCTTTAACTCTTAATGCATCTGAATTTGTTTCGATTGAACTATCGTCTACTCCGACTGATAGAACACCACTTGAATGTGCAAGACCGTCACCTGCTACTGAAGCATCTAGGTTTAAAGTAACTGTACCACTTGAACCACCACCCGATAAACCGTCTCCAGCTGTAACACCTGTGATGTCCGCTGCGTTACCGTCAATTGTAAGTGTTCCAGCTGAATCATCGTATGTTGCAGTTATGTTTGTTCCGCCAACAATTAATGCATTAACTCTGTCATCCACTCTTTCGTTTGTAAAGTAAAGGTTACCACTCTCTGTGATTCCACCAGTGTTTAGTGTGATGTTTGCTGTACCGTCAAATGAAACACCCGAGATAGTTCTTGCACTTGCAAGTGCTGTAGCAGTTCCTGCTAATCCTGTTGTATCTTGGTTAAGTGTTCCGACTGCAAAGTCTAAAGTGTTATCTGCATCTTGATACGTAACTGTAAGACCACTTTCTGTATTAGAAGTGACCATGTTACCAACTGTATCTGAAATAAATTCTGCGTCTACTGCAAGGTCTATTGTTCCGTCTGCATCGTCATATGTTACTGCAATACCTGTTTCAGTATTTGAACTGAACATTGCTCCAGCAATATCTTGAACTCTTTCTGTAGTGTGATATAGATTAGTTGAGCCTTCGTTTAAGTCATCTGAATCAAATGCACCCATATTAACTGCAACGTTAGTTGAGTTAACTGTAATACCTGTACCAGCACCAACCGTCAAGGTTGCGTCACCAGTAGTTGCACCACCAGTTAAACCGTTACCAGCAACTACTGAAGAAATATCTCCAGCATCGTTTGTGAAACTCATTACACCAGTTGTACTGTTGTATGCTAAGTCACCACCAGCACTTATAGATGCTCTTGCTCTTGCAGTGGTGTGATAAAGGTTACTTGAACCTTCTGTAATTTCGTCTGAATTATCTTTAGTTGCAATCTGTGTAGCAATATATGCTTTTGTAGATTGTTGTGAAGGAATCTTAGTAGCACTATTGGATGAGAAATCGTCTTCATCTATAAGTGCATTTGTAATCCTTGCATCTGCTCTTGCATCTGTATAATACAGGTTTGTGTTTTCTGTTAAGTTTGCAGTTGTTGAACTAGACTCATCTAGTAATTTTTTCCATGCACCAGCATGAGCAAAATAACCTGCTCCTGTTCCATGTACATGTGCAAACATACCATGATATGTACTTGCACTTGGTAAGTCTGCTTCTTGAGCATACATGTTACCAAATAATACTTTGTTACCACTCATATCAAGGTCTGCACCATCGATACTTGCTCTAATTGCAGTCATATCAGCTTCAATACTATCTGCATTAACTGTGATACCTGTTCCAGCAATAGCATTTACTGTTACATCACCACTTGTTCCACCACCTGTTAAACCTGCTCCAGCAACAACACTTGTTATGTCTCCAACTGGAACTGTTGCAACTTGAGTGTCAACATATGCTTTAATTGATTGTTGAGTAGCTGCATGTACGGCACTATCTGATGCCATATTATCTTCGTCTTTAAAGTTGATTGCAATGTCATCTGCATTTACAGTTATACCTGTACCAGCACCAATGTTTAATGTTGCATCTCCACTAGTTGCAGTACCAGTTAAACCAAGTCCTGCGTTAACTCCTGTAATATCACCAACTTGTCCTGTGATTGTAAGTGTTCCAGCAGAGTCATCATATGCAAGCCCAATGCCTGCACCTGCTGTTAGTAAGGTATTTGCAACGTGGTCATCGATGACCTCTATAGCTGCAGTACCAAATGCACCTGCTACTAAGTCACCCGAACTATCTAGAACATCATTTGTTCCTACGGATAAACCGTTCTTCAGTATAAAATTCTTTTCTCCTGCCATTAGATTGTACCCCCATCAATAACTGCATTTGATAATCTAGTATCGAATGAAGTGTTAAATCTACTTGAAGTAAAGTATTGGTTCGAAGAACCTTCCGTTAAGTTATCTGAAGTAAGTAAAGATATTGCTGATACAGCTAGTTTTCCTGCAGAGGAAATAACTTCTGTTGAACCAACTGTAAGTCCGTACTCAATTACGAATGTATTTTGTGTTGCCATTTATGTGTCCTTTTAAGGTTTACCTTGAGGGGTGATACATTTATTTATCGATTCTGCCCACTCATAAGTATCGTATTTTATACATCTACTAAAATCTTTTTAAATTTATAGACGGTTGAATTTGAAGAAGCAGAAGTTGCTCTAATTCTTAGAGTTCCTATATTGATATCTACTCCAAATGTTGCAAGTTCTGAATTCCCTGTAAGGACTGTACCGTACTGAGACACACTTGCAGTTGTTCCATTATGAACTATTGAAAGTTCTGTGAACTGATACGTTCCACTTGTTGAATCTGATATAGATACTTCATACTTTGCACTTCTATAAGAGCCAGTTGCAAAGGTATCCATAGTTGCTTCAGAGGTTGATGTAGTCGTTACTGTTCCACCTTCTAAACCTGTAGGTGTTGCAAAGGTTAGTGTTCCACTACCATTTGTAGTTAATACTTGACCACTACTTCCATCTGAAGTTGGGTAAGTAATACTTGCACCTGTTAAACTATTTGTTGCAGTCAATGTTGTTGCAACTAAGTCACCAACATGTAAGTCTGCTAATGCATAACCACTACCACTCATATTAACTGTGGTAGAAGGTTCTACTTCTAGACCATCAAATAACTTCCATGTGGAGTCTGACGCGTCTCTAAATAGACCTGTATATTCACTTGCACCACCCTCTCCACTTAGACCGTCATTATAGTTACCATATATACCAATGTCAATAGTATCTGCAGTTGTATTACCACTTGCAAGTTCTATCAATGAATCTGTAACCGATTGGGTTGTAGAATCAATAATTGTATTGGTTCCGTTAACAGTTAGGTCACCAGTAACAACAAGATTCCCACCTATGGATGTATCTCCTGCTGTTTGTATCCCTACATCTGCTAAAAATTTAGATTGAGTTGCCATAGTTCTATTTATAGCTAAAAAAAGGGGAACCGAAGTTCCCCTTAAAAGATTTTGGTCTTTTGTTTATGCGTCTACTGTTGTTCTATCAAATTTAGTAACGGTTGATGAAGTTGTAGCAGGTGTGATTCTCAATCTGAGGTCACTCCCACTTATATCTGCATCAAAGGTTGCCAGAACAGAACCACTTTTTAACGTGCCGTAAGCTGTTAATGTTACATTGGTACCATCATGAACTAACATTAGTTCGGTACTATGAAAATCACCCCCTTCAGTCATTGCAATAACATATCGTGCAGCTCTATAACTTGCTTTTGCAAACGTATCCAAGTTAACTTGGGTAGTTGCAGTAGTAGTTAAATCGCCTTTACTTCTGTTTGCATCTAAAAGGGTCTTACTTGTACTGATTTTATCTGACGATGTATCGTACTGGAAGACACGGATTAATTCTGCTAATTTAAAACTATTTGATTTTGCCATTAGTTAATCCCCCCTTAAGAATGTCTAATTTGGAATGTATCAATTGTAGTGTTTGTATTGGCTGGAGTAACGAGTAATCTCATTGCCCCCGAGTCAACGTCTGCACTCAATGTAAACAAACTTGCTGTTGAATACACATCACCATATTGCGTGAAGTATGCATTCGAGCCGTTATTAATAAGTAATACTTCACTTGCATGTGTCCCTGCCGAAGCATGAGTTGCATTAATGACATATTTAACTGCCTTTATTGCAACTGCATTTGAAGATAATACTTGGTCTGCTGTTGTTGCTGTTAAAACACTTGCAGTAAAGAACCCTTGTACAAGGTTCGCTGCAGCTGTGATTGCAACTATTTCTAACACATCACCACTTAAAGCATTTGCTTGAAGGGTAATGACCGAACTGGATGTCGTTGCATAGTCAATGCCACCACCAATTAGTTTTACACCATTTAAGTAAACTTGTTCACTACCTGCTTGATAAACTAACGAGTTACTATCATCATCGTTTCCAGTGATGACTGTTGTCGTTGAGCCTATAGTGTAGGTAAATGTTACAACTCCACTTGATGGTTGATTACTAAATGAAAGTGTGCCTGAGCCATTCGTTGACAATACTTGGTTCGATGTTCCGTCACTTGATGGAAAGGAGTAGGCGTCATTAACAGTAAGAGTTTTAGGATTAGAACCGATTTCAGAAACCGCTGCTGACCCATCGTTCTTTTCAGTATACATTCTACCATGATAGGTATTAATCGCGACTTCACCTAGTGATAAATCACTAGTAGTCGGGACTGCATTCTGAGTCGAACTTCTTTTAAAATTAATAACTGTTGCCATGTTACTCTCCTAGTATTGATTGATTGATGAAATATTAATTAAAATGTTCCGCCGTCAATACCAGTGATTGAAACTGCACCACTTGATACTGTAAAGTTTGCTGTAGCAAAACTTGCAATACCTTTATTGGATGTTGTTGCATCTTCACCACTTACAGTTGCTGTTCCGCTTGAGTATGATACGTCCATACCATCTCCAGCTGCTACAATTACAACACCTAAATTAGATGCAGTAGATTGCTCAGAACTGATTGTAATGCTTCCACTTCCGTTAGTAACATCAATTCCATCACCAGCAGTAATAGTTCCAACTGCAAAGTCTGAACCAGTACCCATCATTATTTGACCAGCTGTTGGAGCAGCACCGTCTACAGAAGTGATTGAACCACTTAATGCAAGACCACTTGCTTCTAATCCACCGAATACACCGTCCATCGCTGTACCACTGAATACTGAAGAAGAATCTGTTGCAGCTTTAAGAGCAACAAATTTCTGATTATTTTCGTCCATACCGAAGAAACCGAGTTTAGCAGCTCCATCGTTATATTTGAATTTAATACCACGGTCTAAGTTATCGTCTGAACTATCTGAACCAATTTCAAACACTGGGTCTGCGATAGAAACAGTTGTACTATTTACTGTTGTAGTAGTACCGTTAACACTTAAGTTACCTGTTACAACAACGTTACCACTTGCAGTCAATGTTGTTGCAGTGATATCGTCTGAGTTTAGTGTTCCGCCAACTGTTACGTTACCGAATGATACGTTGTCTGAAGTTCCAACTGCCTGACCAATAGCGAAAGTCGCTGCTTGACCTGAAACAGAAGTTGTTACACCAGTTCCACCAGTAAATGTGATTGACTGAGAGTCTAAGTCGACTGCACCAGTTCCACTATCACCAGCCATATCTAAGTCTGAAGCGGTTACACTACTGTCTACATATGCTTTAACAGATTGCTGAGAAGGAACTTTGACTGCAGAGTTAGAAGCCATATTGTCTTCGTCTACTAAGAAGTCGATTTTTCCTACTGTTACATTACTGTCTGCAATCATTGCTGTTTCTACAGCATCGTTTGCGATTGTTACAGCACCACTAGATGCCATAGTAACATCACCACTTATTGGTTTGTTGTCAAAAGAGTTACTTCCGTCATGAACAAGAACGTGTCCTGCTGCTGGAGAAGAAATATCTGAATCCGTTGCACCTGCTAGGGTTGATGTTGTTGATAAGAATGCAAGTTGACCCGAACCATCTGTACCGATGACTTGGTTTGCACTACCGTCTGTTGAAGGAAGAGTCCACGTTACTGAAGAACCTAAAGTGTTTGGAGATTTAAGGGCAACGAAGTTTGTTCCGTTGTCTGTGTCTTCCATTAACTTTAAACTACCACCTGTACTTGCACTATTACCAACCTTAAGGTCGGCAGGAGTTGCACTTGTACCAGCAAGCATATCTGTATAGTACTTACCACCAATTGCTTGGATTAACGGTGTACTATTATCAGAATCTACTGATTCGATGAATAGTTTTGCTCCAGCACCCGAATTCGACCTATCCTGTACGTACGCTAATTCACCTTCCGCTAAGTCGGAGATAGCTGGTGCAGATACACCTGTACTTCTTTTAATCTGAATTACTGTTGCCATTTTTATTTCCTTTAAATAAAATTATTAGTTATGTTTCTCGTTCACTATCCCGAGAAGTTGAGTTCATTATATAGTCTGTCCACTCACAATGTGGGTCGTTGTCTCACTGTCGACAACCTTGATTTGTACACTTATTTAGTGTTTTAGAATGTCCCACCGTCTAAAACGGTAGTTGTAGTCCATTTGTCTGATGCTTGGTCATATGATAGTAATCCATCATCTGTTTCCGAAGCATTTACGTCTGCAAGTTCATTGATTGATTTTGCAGTGATGTCTGTTTGGGCTGCAGAAGTTCCACCCATAGCAACCTGTGTTGCTTTGATGTTTCCACCACCAGTGACTTTACCACCGACGGTTACAACTCTACTTAATGTTCCTCTAATTGCCATATTATTACCTCGTCACACTTGGGGTTACGATGGCTTGTCCTTCTATTACTCTAGTCGTTGTTGAACCACTAGTTACAGTCATATCGTAAACATACCTGCCTGGCTCCAATGCACCAGTAACAGTATCGGTTAATAATAAAGTTACCTTACCATCAGGCGCTGATACTACAGTACTGAATGTTGCACTTGCATTTGTTGAAGTATATGTCTTTCTCATTTGTGCAGCTGCAGTATAACCTGTTAAGTTAAGAACATTTCCAGTTGCATCGGTGACATCTACAGTAATGCTGAAGTCTGTATGTTGGTCGATAAATATGTTTGCAAGAATAGCCATATATCTATTTATACCTTTTTAAGTTTTACTTATGAATTAAGCACCAAACTCACCAAATGGGAACTGAGCAGTCGGTACAGATTGATGTGTTTTCTTTGCAGTTCCACCATCATTTACATAAGCTTCTTCTACCTTTTTCAGAGTTCCATTATCATTAATGAATACACCTTTAACTTTTGCATATCTAGGTATGACTCTTTGATGTGAGTAAGTCACTTGATAGGTAAACGGACTTTGATGTTGATATGATATCTGAGAACCAGCATTATAGAAGAAAGGTGATTGTGTATTTCTTATATTAGGTTCTTGTCCTTGTACTGTGCTTTGATATGTGAACGGACTTCTATGGTTATACGTTGACGGAGTTTGTCCAGCTGCAATATATGGATAAGGTAATTGCTTATCCCTAGCAACAGGTTGATTTCCAATTGCAATATATGGATAAGGTACATCACGGTTACCAATAGCTGGTTGTTGACCTTGTCTAGCATACGTAAATGGACTTCTATGTTGATAGATACTTGGTTGTTGACCAGTTCTTTGATACGTAAATGGTGTTTGATTTGCCTTTACAACATTTGTTTGTGCATTACTAGATTTCTGATAAGTGAACGGACTTTGATGTTGATATGCAACTTGTCTTATTGCTTGTCTTGCATATGTAAATGGACTTCTTGTCTCATAGGTGAACGGTGACCTATGTTCATACGAACTAGGTTGTCTTGCACCTCTTATGTTTGGTTGCTGTGCATCCACTGGACTTCTATATGTGAGTGGACTTTGATGTTGATACGTAGACGGTGACCTGTGACTATATGTTAAAGGACTTCTATGGTTATATGTATTAGGTTGTCTTGCCTCTCTTATGTTTGGTTCCTGTGCATCCACTGGACTTCTATAAGTGAACGGTGACCTATGTTGATAGGTAAATGGTGACCTGTGACTATATGTTAAAGGACTTCTATGTTGGTATGTACTAGGTTGTCTTGCTTCTCTAATATTAGGTTCTTGTGCATTCACTGGATTTCTATATGTAGTAGGTGTCTGTCCTTGTCTATCATATGTAGAAGGCTGTCTTGCTTCTCTAATATGAGGTGCTCTTGCAGCTGCAATATATGGATAAGGATTCTGTTTACTTGCTATAGAAGGCATCCTATATGAAACTATAGTAGGTTGTTGTAAACTATATGGTTGTTGAGCAATAGCCATTATAATAATGCCCCCGAACCTTTAGCCATGGACAATCGAATCATTTGATTCGTTGGGTTTGTTGTATAGATAGTAGGATTACCCGAATCATTACCATTCACAACTTTTAATTGTATTGAAACGTTTGAAGACTGCAAATAACCTAAAGAACCCGATTGGTTACTATTGCCAGAATTTGCAGACCACTTAAACCCTACCGCTGTTGCACTATCACTATTTTGTTCTCCATCCCAAATCATATAGTATTGGTTTTTAACTTTTGCACCAGTTTCGTTAGCTGAATCATTTGGAAATTCAACTGAACCACTAAAATTACTGTCATCAAAGTCAGAACTAGAATTCCATTTAGCAGATATCTCTATACCATCTCCATCTTGACTATCACCTTGGAAGTCTCCATAGAAGTTAATATAGTCTTCATAAACTGGGCCCATTGCTGCGCTATCGACTGCATACCATTTTGCTTTAACTGAATATGCATTGGTACCACTGGATTGCCAATCGAATCGCATTAAGCAACTGCCACTTGTTTCACTAGCTGAAGAATGAGTTCTTACTGTTTCCCAAGTTCTATTTGTTGTTGTGAGGCCTGACTGAGATTGACCCGCGTTAATATGAATCGCTGCACTGTTGCCTGGGCCCCAAGTAGTGTTGCCTGCATTGTTTGGTGCATCCTCTCCATCCACTCCATCATATATGGAAGGTTGTTGGGCAATTATTGGAGTTGATGAACTTGTAGTTGCTGGTGTCTGTACATTATAAGTCGTTGGTGTTTGACCCTGTCTTGCATAAGTAAATGGTGACCTATGTTGATATGTAAAAGCAGTCTGAGAATTTGCACTATAGGGATAAGGATTTTGTTTATTAACAGGAGTCTGATAAGTAGACGGTGACCTATGATTATAATTAAACGCTGCTTGTGCATTTCTAATATTAGGTTCCTGTTGGTTCTTAATAGTAGGCTGTTGTGCATTCTTAATAGTAGGTTGTTGTGCAGATACAGGATTCCTATATGTAAATGGTGACCTATGATTATAAGTAAACGCTGTTTGACTGTTTCTAATATTAGGTTCTTGCTGATTTCTTATATTAGGTTCTTGTTGGTTTCTAATATTAGGTTCTTGTTTATTCACTGGATTTCTGTAAGTGAATGGTGACCTATGATTATAAGTAAACGGTGTCTGCTTATTACGTATATTAGGTTCTTGTGCAGCTACTTGATTTGCTTCTTGAGCAACTGCAATATAAGGATATGGTTGTTGTGTATCTCTTATGTTTGGTTCTTGGGCATTTACAGGGTTTTGATATATGAATGGACTAGGGTGTTGGTAGAACCCAGGCTGTCTAGCATTTGCAATATAAGGATAAGAAGTTTGTAAAGACCTTGCATTTGGTTCTTGAGCAGTTGCAATATAGGGATATGGTTGCTGAAAATCATATGTTGCTGGTTGCAGTGCTTGTCTTGCATATGTGAATGGACTTTGATGTTGATAGATTGTAGGTGTCTGACCCTGTCTTGCATAAGTAAAGGGTGACCTTGCATTCCTTATGTTTGGTTCTTGTGCAGAAACAGGCCTAGTGTATATATGTGGAGACCTGTATTGATATGTTGAGGGCTGACGAGATTCAGCTGTATAGATAGACTGTGTCTGTCTAATGTTTGGTTCTTGACCATTTACTGGAACTCGAGCATTGTACGGTTGCTGGATTTCCGTTTCTATATTTACAAATATTTCTTCAGACATATCATATTATACCACGAACCATAAGTGTCCCACTTTTGTACTACCTACACTCGAAGGTGCATTAGAAACCACTTCATAATCCAATTTAATTTTATCTGATACTCCACTACCACTATGTATCAATCCATCGCCTGGGTCTGTAGCAAATGTCAAAGAGTTTCCATCTCCAGTATATGTTTCAGTAATACCAGTACCGCCAACTGTCAATGCAGCGACATCGTTATCCCCATATGTAGGAACTCCAGTAAGTAGAATCTTATCAGCTGCATCGTCATAAGTTGCAGTGATGTTTGTATGAGAACCATGGTTTAATAGACCCGATACTTTGTCCTGTGCGTATTCTTGGAAAGTTACACCATTGAATGTTAAGTTACCACCTACATCTAAGTTACCATCGATATCTGCATTACCACTGATATCTAAAGAACCACCGTCTAGTTCACTACTAGTTGATATGGTACCTGTTGCAGTAATGTTTCTAAATCCAGTGATATCTTTATCTGAAGATACTGCAACTGCTTTACTAGCAACAACGTTTCCTAATGTAGTTCCGTCAAGATAGTTAATCTCTGTAGTAGATAAAGTTGCACCGTCTAGTATTTCTAGTTCGGCCTCACTTACTCTTGCACTTCCGATTACGAATTCACTACCAGCAATTATATCTGTAGATGAAGTAATGTCTCCACCAGCAGTAATGGTACCTGTTGCACCAACGTTTCTGAATCCAGTGATATCTTTATTTGAATCTACTACAACTACTTTACTAGCACTTACAGTTCCGTTTACTAGGTCATCGATTTTTTCTAAATCTGTTTGGTCTATTCTTGCATTTCCGATTACAAATTCACTTCCAGCAATTATGTCTGTAGATGAAGTAATGTCTCCACCAGCAGTTACCGTTGAACTCAAAGCTGCAGTTGTACCACTTAAGTTACCAATGAATATTGTTGAGGTTATAGTATTAAAACCTGTACCCACACCGCCTGTAATCGTTGCTGTAGAGTCCGTAAAGGTTGGTGCGGTGATTGTATGTCCAGTGTCTACTGTAAAGTCGCCATCATGGAAGGTCTTACCATACATTTCAATTGTATTTGTACCAGTAAGAGTAGTTACCCTGCTAGCATCATCTGCAAAATTACCATTTAAAATTAATCCACTATCGTTATTATTAAAAATTGTATTTGCAGCGGTCTCTGTAAAGAAACCAACTGATTGACCACCGATTGTAGATGTTCCTAAGTATGAACCTGTGAAGGAATATATAACAACCTTGTCACCTGCTGATGCACCACTAGTTAGAACTAATCTAAAGTAGATGTTTCCAGTTACTTGGGATATAGAATAGTCTGCACCCTCTAGTAATAGAGTTGAATTTTTAAATACTTGGAATCTATCTTGTCTTAATCTAAGTACATTAGCAAAATCGTCACCACCAGTGTATGTTGTCTGACCAGCTGTTGCAGTATAGATGAACTCTTGGAAAAAGAATGACTTATCTTCCAAACTATTAAGTGCATCTATTACAGTTTGAGTATTTTCTGTTCTTAGGCCAGACTTATCACCAACATCAACAGCTAATTCGTTGTATTTGGTTCTAAACTGTTCAATAGTTGAGTATGTGTCTACTGTTTTTGCCATTATGTCCTATCCAATAATTGTTGAAGCATCAATTTCATCTCTGTTACTTCACTTTTAAGAGTATTTATCTCATCTTTTTGATTTAAAAACCTCTGTTTTCTAACTTTATGTAATCTATATTGTTCTATATCTGTATTTATAATAGCATGAGAAGTTTCTTCTCTGTAAAGATGACTATGTCCTTCGACTTTAATACCCATCTTATGCAAGTGCCATACATCTTAGTGCCGTTACCGCTGGTACTATTGCTGTACTTGTTCCTTGTCCTACTATTTTAACAACGAATCCACTAAACTCGGGTAAATTATCTGCAGTGAACTCATATTCTTTAAAGTTTCTTGCATCTGCTTCTGTTGAGACATCGGGTGAACCATCTGTATTGAAATATTCAAATCCGACATCATCTAGTAAAGTTTCTTCATCATTCTTGATGATTTTAAACATCAATTTAAGTTCTGTTGTTGGTGGTCTATACATATCTGCAATAACTTTTAAAGATGTTGCTGGAGTTTTAAGATTCACCTTCCTTGTTACATAGACCATTGCATTATTATCACCCTCTGATTCAGTTGATGGAACGAATGTTGAACCAGCTGGTAGAGAGTTTGTACTACCATTGTTTTTCTTACTAGTTGCACTGTCTATATTGTTAATTCTGTTTGCAATTGCTAAACAACCCGCTGCTTGTACATCAATCATAGGTGATATGTTAGGGTTGAATGACATTAATTGTAATTGTAAATTGAAAGATTTCTGTGATGACATCTCTCTAGATTCATTGTCACTTGAAGCTATAATTGATGGGGCATCAAAGAACACGTTATCATTCAATGTTACAAATTTGTTTGTTGAACGTCTTTGATATGCAGTACCACTTATTATTCCCTCGGGTGAATACTGAGGAGTTGTAAGAACGTTTGCACTAATAATAGTTCCTTGCAATTGAACTGAAGGAATCATTGTATGAATTGAATCAAAATAATAGTTTCTTGTTGCAGTTGCATTTGCACCACCACCGACTGTTGATTCGAATGCATAAAGACTTGAGAATGAGTATCCGCTGAGAGATGGAGTAAATCTAAATGAATCTATTCCTCTATCTGCAAGAGTGCTATGTAATCTATTAATTACATCAATAGGACATCCACCTAAAGTATCTTCGGGTGTTCCTAATACTACAGTTACATCTGCATTTGAACTTCCAATATTTGTAATTGTAATGACATCACCAGTAGTATAGTTCTGTCCAACTTTTAAAATGTTTACATCTGTAATTGCACCACTTGCTATGATAACTTCACATTTGATTCCACTACCGTTCCCAGTGGCCACAGTATGAGTATCAGCTGTACAATCGATTGTTCCATCTGCTGGTAATGCATCACTACCACTCTGTGAGAAACTTGCTACTATCACTGCAGAATTTTTCTTGTCTCCAACAACACCAGCTATTGTTACGTTATCTTTATTACTGGTGTCGTCATAGAAACCATGATTATAAGAATACACTTTAATTTTTTTATCTGCAAAAGTTTCTATCGGATTTGTTTGTAGGTTAGTGTATGGTAAAGAATCATTTTCAAAATTAACATTACCGACTTTATCAATCTCATATTTTGCAACCTTCATGTTAAATTTAAGGTCGTCTGTTTGTTCTGCAGTCCAAGTAGAAGCATTCTGTGACATGAATAATGAACCAGCATATGGTTGTCCACTTATAACTTCTGCAGTTGTTAAATCTGTTTCACCCATTCTAGAAATAAAGCACTCATACTCATTTGAGTTAGAGTAAACAACAAAACAGTATTCCATATCTTGTTCTAAATGAACCATTGATTCAAATGTAAATGTTGTTGAAACTGTACCGTCTGCAGATATATTAATGTCCTCGGGATTCTTAGTAACATCTGAGAAAGGTAATACTATCTGGCCTGGATATCCATTAACCATGTTTCTAATTTGTACTGAACAAGGCATGAATGTATCTTTCTTTGCAAAGAATAAGTCGATTGAAGTCATATCCATACCACCTTGTGCATCAACCAAGAATGATTGTGCAAGTGGGTCACCCCAACCTCTAGTCTCCCCACCATTTAAAGCAAAGATTAAAGGTCTAGTTATTGGTCGTTGTACAACATCTCTTCTATCAATCTGTGGCACTGCTATCGGTAGGATTGGCGGTGTTGGAAGAGTTATAACTGGTGGTATAAATCTAATATCGGGCATGATGTTAGGTATTGTAATGTTAAGCTCTGGAATTATAGGTTCGGGTATATCAATTATTTGAATAGAGTTATCGACTGGTATCTCGTTTACTGGTGGGAAAACTGGGCCAGTCTCATGTATTTCAGAGTTTAATCTTTCACCTCTTCTTGAGAAGTCTCTTGTTGCTGAGTGGTCTTCTCTAATTACTCTACCATTTCTTGTTGATACAACTTCTGTTTGAGTCGCTTGTAAAATACCTTGTGCAGAGTACATTCCATTTCCCTGTGAAGCAGGGTTTGCCATATTGTAGAAACTTGAAGTAATTCTTAAGTCTCTTTGACCTGTTGGGAATCTTTGAGCTGCACTGTTAGGCAATTCAAAGTATGCTCTTAGTCTTCCATTACCATCTGTTTTACATTCTGAAGTAACTGTTGTTCCACCGTCTTGTGAATACGTTGCATTGAAAGGTCTTACAAATTTGTTAACATTGATGTTATCGAAATAGAAGTAATGGTTTGAATTTGGTTTTAAATTTGTTGCATCAATTTCAATTGTTCTTGAACGAATAAATGGTATCAATGACATTGATACAATTCTATCGTTTCTTGTTTCTACAAAATCTTCAACTACACTTGTTGTTACACCAGTTCTTGTTTGAATTTCGGGTGTCTCTGTAATTTCTCTACTAACAGTTATTCCTGCTACCCATTCTCCACCTTGTAATGGGTCTCCACTCCATGAACCATTTGAAGTTGATTGAACTTCTGTTGATACACCTGTAGGTTCTCCAACCCATGTTGTTTGCCATGAGTTCCAAACTGTTCCTAGTGAGTTTGCATTCTCAGCCATAACAGCATCAAAGTTACCTTCACGGTTAACTCTCACATCTGGCAGTCTGTCTGTGTCTTGCCAAATATCTGTATCGGGTGTTAACTTAACAACACCAATAAATGCAAATACATGATAAGGGTTGACATTAATTGAACGAGAAGCTTTATCTTGATTAACATAACTAACTTCACTATATGGTAAAGTAATTATATCACCAGTCTTTGTAAAGTTTGATGACCCACCTACGTTTTGTGTAATACCAAAGAATTGAGTAAATGACTTAGGTCTTAACATACCCATCTTGGTATCAATAGCACAGTTGTAATCGGGATGATTTACATCACCAATTTTATGACCTCTGAAGTTATCTACTAAGAAGCCTGATTTGAATCTATCAAATCCTTCGGCATCTAAAATCTGTTTTGTTTGTGTATCTTTTTCTAATAAAGAAAGAGATGTAATTCTTTCAAGGTTAGTAACCCTATTGTTTATCTTACCGATATCCTTCATGGTATATCGTCTATGGTCAAAACTTCTTATTTGAATATCACTTAACCTATTGGTATACGGTGGTATTCTCATTTCAAATAATTGTATACTATCATCCAGAGCTGTAGGTTTAGTTGGAGATAATGCTGGAGTTCCTTGAGATATTTCGAACTTACCTTTCTTATGCAAGAATACTTTATCTATTCTTCCAACATAGAATTTAATGTTACCTTTAAGAGATGAACCACTTACTGGAACATCTACTGAGTTAGCACCTGTATCTGTAATTTGAGAACCTCTTGCATCAGCGAAAGAACGACCACTCTCATAACCAAATGGTGCAAATACAGCTCCACTGGTTGAGTTCGATAAATCTACTGGAGATGCTACGTTCTGAGAAACAGTAGATGAAAATGAAACTGTTCCTAAAATCTGTCCTACTACTGGTCTAAAGTCAACACAATCTGAAAGTTCAAATGTTCCATCGGGTTCTAGTCCACCTAAGTCTACCTTGTTTGGTGAGTAAACTGGAATGTCTTTATAATCGATTGATGAATAAGAACTTACATCAAAGAAGTCTCCACCACCCGATACTGTAAAGGAATCAAACACTAGTAAAAGTGGATTACTTGGTTTAGGTTGGCCAGGTTTTAATGTTAGTTTGGATAAGTCATAGTATCCATCTCTTTGACCATTGTCAAAGAAGTATCTGTCTTTAATGTCGGGGGAACCTGCGTTAACTCCACCACTTTCTGAAGTCGGCATTGTACCACTTGCAAGTGATGTTTGTCCTACTACAGTTTCATTTGGTAAGAATACTTCACCATCTGTTGATGTGTAATACCAATATGAGAGATTACCACCACCAAAATTAATAAGACTTGCTCTTGCACCCGAAGTCTGACCAATGATTATTTCATGGTTAACAAATGTATCACTTGTGGTTATAATTGCATTTGGAGTAATTGGTGTCCCATCAATTCCTTCGAATACTCCAATAACTTTGTGTACGTCTGCAACACCTAATGTAATATCTTTGTCATCGTATGCAGTTCCATAGAAACCATTATCACTTCTAGGTTTTGATACTTTTAAAACTCTTGCTTTGGATAATGATTTACCTCTTGAAACGACACCACTAGTTTTTGTTACTGTATATGTTACATCAACAAAGGCACCATTGTTACCTGTAAGAGTCAAAGTTAATACTTCTGTATTGCCAGAAACACCTACACTTGGGTTTAAATCTTCAACATTAATTAATGCACCAGCTCCATAACCACTGCCTGCTTCTCTTACTGAGATTGCAAAGTTGTCTGTATTTCGTGCATTGAATGTCTCATGGGCTCCAGTAGTTATACGTATCTGATTAGATGCAACTTCTTTAACTATTTGTCTTCTTACTGTTACAGATTGTGGAGTATGACTTTCAACAAAATCTCTTGGGAATGCATGTATGTTTGCAGTCTGATTTTGGTCAAATAGTTTTGCACGTCTTCGAGTTGCTTTAAAACTTCCTGCCCCAGTATTATTTGCTGTAAGGGTCATTGCTGTTTCTGTTTCGACTGAGGCAACGGTATTAATATCACCAGCAAGGTCTAGTACTAGGTCACCCTCTTTCAGTTCTTTTACAAATTGAGTTCCAAAACCTGTGACTTTTGTGAGGTCACCTGTGCCTGGGAATATTAATGTTCCAGTTAGGGTATTGTCTAATGTTAATGAAACATCTGCAGTGAAAATTTCTCTGTTAGTATTGTTAGGTTTTTGTGCAATTGCTCTTGCACGGTCAATGTTGTAAGTTCTAATTGCACTACAAGATGTAAGTGTTGCAGTGTTTCCACTACCTTCTGCTGATATATTATCAGAAGTTGTAAATGCACCTTGTACATCATGTACAAAGAGATTACTTCCCTCGACATGGTGAACGATAGCACTTGTACCAGTTGAACTACCAGTAACTTTATCACCTGCTACGAATGTGTTTGCAATCGTACCAGTAAGTTTAGTAAACATCTTGATATCAAATAGATATAAATTCCAAAGAGCTGTGTCTGTATAGACATCACTTGAGTCGATACCTTCATGAAGGTCTACGTTTCTAATTCTACATGTTCCAATATTACCAGTTGCACTTAAGGCTCCATCTGTATCTGATATACCTAAAGCTGTTACTAGTTTATCATATAACAATGATGGATTGTGTGGGTCAATAGTATCTGAACCAGTTTCGTTACCGAACTCGGGTAGACCATGAGCATTATATACTCTTAATTTATTTCCTAATCTGATTGGTGCTGATACACCATTCAATGATTCTGTTGTTCTTGCTTTTTGAATGTTTAGAGTAGTTGTTCCAACTTTATCAATTTCGAAACCTTTAACATATGCCTTGCCCGGCGATACCATGAATACGAATCTTCCTTCGTCTCCACCATTATTCTTCGTATAGAAACCTAAATTAGTTCCGTCATCTAAATGTTGTCTTAATGATGCAGTAAATTGTGTGACTACGAAGTCTCCGTTTGCATCGAATGTTCTTCGTGCAAGGGTATTTTCTATTTCTGCATATTTTGTTTTGTCTATTTTAAGTGTGATAACACCTGCGTTAACTCTTGATAGTTCAACGAAAGATGTACCCAATACCGAGTCTAATTTATGTTTTGCTAATGTTAAACTGAATTTTAAACGGTCTGCACCAGCTGCGTTTTCATTTGATGTACCCGCTGCATTATCTTCTAATGAGTCATCTGCAGCTGATGTCACTAAAGATTCGACAATATCTAAACCTATTCTGTATGAAGGAGCTCCATTATATTTTTCTAATATAAGAGTTTGTTTATCTACCTTTGTAAAGAATCCTCTAGTGAATATAACACCTTCTGTTATCTCTGTAAGAGATGCTCTACCTGTTGGTGTCTCGGAAGAAGGTTGTATTTCGAAATCATTCTTGGAAGATGAATCTGCAGAAACAGTACCACTTGAATCATATCCAACTAACTCTAATGTTTCTCCTGCTGAGAACATAAAGTCATTAGTAGAATTGGTACCTTGTTGTACTGGTCTAACAAATAATGTTAGTTTGTCTGCAGTAGTTTCTGCAGTTGATGTTACTACCTTTGCAACAACACCAGTTGTTTGTCCTCTTACGTACTTATCATGGAATGATTCTCTGTATGTTTCTACTGCAGTATCACCATCTACGTTTGGATTGGCTGCTTTTACTTTGACAAAGTAAACATCCATATCGATGTTCGTTTGAGCACCTTGGATAATAGTACCTTCTTCAAAAAAATGGTCTCCCATTCTTTCGATTTGGTTTTGTAAAATAGATTGAGACTGTGTTAATTCCCTTGCTTGCAAAGGACGACCAGCCCTATAAAGAACTTTATGGAACTTCTTATCTTCGGAATAATCGTCGTAATAGGGTGATATATTTAAGTCTGTCTTCTCTGCCATAGTCTTTTAGCCTTTTAAAAATGTAAAGGGGATTTCTCCCCGATATTACATTTCAATAATTAATTTAATGTCTTCGATTTGGTCAGCAGCTCTAGAAACAGCACCACGGTTCTCAATGTACATGATGTTGCCTGAGTAGTGTTCCACTTCGGGGTGTGAAGCATTTACTGCTGATACAGTTCCAATATTTGCACCTGCTTTAAAAACTACATCTGCAGCTGCAAAGTTGGCATAACCACCTTCACTATTTGCGACTGGTATATGAGAAATTACTGTTCCGTTTACAGAAACAATTCTTGATACTGCAACACCAACACCGTCTGAACTTGTATCCATGATGATGTCGTCGGGAGCAAGACCAGCTGCACCCGATAATGTCATTTGTGAATATGCAGTCATCGACGTTGCAGAACCAACTGTTGTAGTTCCTTTTGCAAATGGGTCTTGACATAAACCTATTCTTCTGAAATCGTTATCTGTTGGGAAGTCTCCACCACCTTCACCAAACTCAAATCTTGAGTTGATGATAATGTAGTTTCCACCCAATTCTTCTACTGGGTCTGCACCGTGTCCAACAATTGGTGATAGGATAGGTTTAATTACACTACCACTTCCACCAAGACCACTGATTCCTGCTGTGTCTATAGAAGCTCTTCTATAACCAGAGCCTGGAGTTGTAACTGTTACGTGAGTGATTTTACCACCCGATACGTGTACTGAACACTTGCCATTTATACCATCTCCATCGATGTTAACACCTGCGTATGTACCAGTTCCGTTTGTATGTCCACTTCCACCTTCAGTTACTTCTATATGTAAAATTGAACCGTCTACTGCATCTGCTTCAACGTCCCACTGTGCAGTACTATCATTAGTTGCTTGTGTGCCTAATCCACCGTTAGTACCATTACCAAATATTTCTGTTTGAGCACCAATTGTTTTGACTGGAATAAAGTCATTAGTTACGAATTTGATTACATCTGAAGCTGAGATTGAATACATATATTTCCATATATATCCTCTACCTGTTCCAACATTCGCATCAGCAGTTTGAATAAGTGTAGTTGAAGATGTACCAACTGGTTTAACAGTAGAAGCAACGACAGCACCGTTTCCATCTCTTCCTGTTCTTATACATTTGTATACGTTATACTCTTCTGTCATCACATAAAATCTAGAATCGTAAATATTTGAGGCACTAGTTGCTGTTGAAGTGTTTGATGCACTTACATCGTGTTGATATTCATCATAGACTACATTTTCTGTCCAGTTGTATCTAACTAGACCATGAGTTACGTCGCCAGTAGGCACTTTCTTTAGTGCAATCATATCTGACCATGCGTCTAACTCTTCACCAACTGAATTTGCTGGTGCAGTAGGAACTGCATCGTTCGGCCATGGAAATGACCTTCCTATGAATATATAAGTTGAAGAAGCTCCTTCTGCTGCTGAGAAGTCTTCTTTAAATTGTTTCGCATTATGTGTACGAAACTTCTCTGTGATTATTGCTGCCATTTTTATTTCTCTCCCGAAATTATATAATACTATTTATAACACTAACCCGACCTAACGTAGGCGGAATATGTTAAATTTGTTCTTTTGTTTGCAAAACTCTTTTCATATTCATCTGTATATCGATGTGGGAAGTAAGTTTCAAACTCTGACATTCTCAGTCCTTCATATTTAGGTGTTTCAAGCATGACCATATCTGAGCTATTTGGATTGTATTTTGAATTTGCCGAACCGCCAATCTCTTTTGGTTCTCCATTCTCTAAACAGATACCATCATGTCCTTCAAAAGTTAAAGCTTTACTTGTTATCGTAATTGCATGACTCAAAGTGATTTGAGTACTACTAACTATGGTTGCAATTGTAGGAGCGGTATCTAAATTAGTTCCTAACACCTCGTCACCAACTTCAATCCTTGAGTTGATTGCTGAACCAAAGTTTACAGTGGTAGAATTGTTTACTGCATTTGCAGTTTCTTGTATCAATGTTCCATCTGAGTCACGATGACCTTCACCTTTCATATATAAAGATATATCATATGACTGTTGACTTGATAACATATTTAGTCGTCTTAATGTTGTTCCAAAACCATAATTTTGTTCTACTCTTGCATATGATTGACTTCTTTCTGTCACAAAATATTCTTCTTCTCTGACTATGGTTGCGTCTTCTATATGCATAGCTTTATTACCTATTGATACTGGTGAACCATCTACCAAGACTTCAGTTGCAGCTTCAAATTGAACGAAGTCTCCTTCCTCTGCATTTGTATTTTGTGTATGAGTAGGTTCCATTCTCATGAAGTTATCAACTTGTTCTTGTACAATCTTATGACCAGTTTCTAATAATAGTCCTTCGTCATTAAGTGTTTGTACTGAAGTCTGTACTTTACCATCCATAGAAGTTCTTGTTGGTAATGGTATAAGATTTGGCGGGTCTGTTTGGTCGAAAATAGATTCTGTTCCGTTACCACCAATGCCTGAAATTTCTACATGGTCTCCGTACTGGTCTGTTGGGTATAATGACAATACAGTATCAAAGGATGGAACAATTTTAGCTGCTCTTCCACCCATTCCAGCATGTTGTGTACAATAATAGTAAAGAGTAGAAGGTGTTGAACCATCTACAATTAACTGAGTCATGTTGTATAAATCAGCTGAGTTATTATGAGTGTAGTTTATAACACCAGTTGTATAGATAGTTCCACCACCGTGAGTACCATCTTTAACTGTTGAGAATTTAAGTATATGTGTTTTAGGTACTGTAAAGAAGTATTGATAACCTTGTTGGACTTCTATTGTTCCAGCTCCATCTGCAATTCCCATTACAAACTTACCACTTGAAACTGTTACAGGAACAGCAACCTTCTTCGGATTACCATCTGTTCTAGTTGTTTTTCTTTCTATTGGTTCTGATTTAGAAACAATTCTTTGGATATTTACGTGTCTTGATTGTAATCTAGTAGATTTTTGTACTGGGTCTGTTATGACTATTGCTTCTGAATCGTTACTACCATCACCGTCACTATCTTGGATTGCTGTAACTCTAAGTGATTCTGTATCAAAAACCCCATCTGAGGTTGGTGAACCAGCATCTTTATAGAATGTTATTGGTGCATTAACCCTAGCAGCTGGGATGAATCTTTCATCGTTAATCTTACTCTCGGGTCTCGATAATTCATGGAGAACCTTAGTGCCGTCTTCAAATAGTATGTGATGGTCTTCGTAAATCTTACCATCTACTTTACTCTCAAGAACCATATAGTCTGTAAGATATTGTTGTATGATTCTTAGTTTTTCTGCAGAAGTATGTGCAAAATTATCTCTAGAGTTTTCGTTCTCTAGTAGATGTATGTTTGATGTTGTGTATAAGTCATGGTCGATTGCAAAACCGTCTTCTAATGCTAGATGGTCTTCATTGTTTCTATCTGAGGTTTCTAACAATACATTATCTGTAGGATGTAGTTGCATGATAACCATAGGAACAAATGATGATGTGAGTGCCATTGCATTTTCGGGGTTGAGTTCTTCATTGGAAAATCTACCATCATAGATAGGCAAGTCTGTAGATTTTACAACGTTTTCAATTGCAACTTCACCAAAGAAGATATGACCAGCTGGATGTAGTAAGTCTTTGACTATACTTCTCCATTTATTAATAGACTCACCAACTCTAACTACATAAGAGTGAGATTGATATCTAAAACTATCATGTATGTTGGCTGCAGTTGTATCTAACCAAGACTTGTCTCCTAGGAATTGTTCTTGTATTACACCTTCACCACCAAACGTACCACGACCATTATAAGGGTCATCGAACATTACGGTAAATGAATCTATGTTTTCATATGCAACTCTTTCGTTCTGTAGAAAGGAACCTTTTAAATTTGTATACTTAAGAATGTGTCTGTCTTGGTCATAATTAACTACGGTTGCAGTTGCACGTGAAATATCACCAACAATCTTTGTTCCACTGTTTATTGATGATGTTGGAGTTGTAATCAACATAGGGAAAATAGATGTAGGACTTACGACTGCATCTGAAGTAAATCTATTACCTTGGTCTAGAATGTTTAATTCTTGAATTGCACCGATATCATCTGAGTATACAAATAGTTTTGCTCCAGCTCCAGTTGCAACATTGTTATTCAGAATAGTTGCAGTTACTAAAGAGTCATTACCTCTAATTAATTTATCGTTAACAAATATACCTGTATGTGTATTGTTTCTTAAAACTGTAATTCTATTTAATCTTTTATCTATTTCTAAAATTATTGCGTTTGCAGTTGTACTACCACTCTCTCTTTGTTCTAATAATTCACCTTCTACAAAACCTGTAACATCTTTAACAAAAATATGTCCGCCTGGATAGCATTTAGGAAGAGTGTGATAACCAGCACCACCGTCTGTAATTATGACTTCTCTGATTCTTCCATCGGTAGAATTATAGTTTATAACTCTGCCATCTTCATAAACTATTCTGTAGTATTCTATAACAATCTCAATTACATCACCAGCACTACATGGTTCTGTGAATACTACTCTATCGTTTTTATGTGAATAGTCATGAATTGTATGTGAAGTATTAGCCTTTCTTTCTATACCATTCTTAAATACTGTGATTGAGTTATCATTAAAGAAAAGACTCTTTCCATGAATGTCATCACCATTGAAAAGTGTTTGATTTGCAGCTGCAATGTATTCATACTGACCGAATGTCTCATGGTTTTCTTGAATGACCTCGTCACCTACTGAACCTAGAATACCAGCTGCACCCGAACCACCAGTGGCAAAGTTATCAAAGACAACCATCTCTCCACCTTCATAATTGGTTCCACCAGTTTCAATAAATATTTTTTGAACACCACCTAAAGATAATCCACTTATCGTGGATACTGCTTCTATAGTGTTGGAGTTGTCTTTTGCACCAGTAAAATTAATTCTATCAGCAAAACTGTACATAGAACCAGCATTACCACCTTCGAGTAGAACACCACCACCATCTTCAAATAGTAGGTCGAACTCTACAGCTTCTTGTAGTATATTTCCACCTATTCCTGCTTCTGCATTTACACCACCAACATTATTGGCTGCATTACCCGATTCTAATCCTGCTTTATCACCAGCCTCGGTTAGTATCATACCATCTTCTGAATCTACACTAACATAAGTTGCCGATGCATCGTGGTTTATAGAATGCACTAGACCTTGAATAGTTGCAGTCTCGATGGTTATCCCATCTCTATCAATTAAGTCTACTGTACCATCTTGAGTAAAGGTACCTTTATGATTGTCTGTAATCTCTAATGAATATTCGTCTAGACCTAAATCTGTAACAAAGACTGTTTCAACAACTGATTCAGCGTGAACTTGTATTTTTGAAGAGTCTGTATATTGAACTATCTTATCTGTGGCAACTGGTACACTACCAAGCTTTGTCATCTTTACATTTACTCTTCTCTTCTGAGAGTAATTAGAATCGGATGCAAATATTGTTTCGTTGTAAGGGTAACGCACCTCTGCATCTTGACCATAGACAAGTCTCATTAAAAACTTTAATGAATCTTCTGTACCCTTTTGTTGATATAGGTCTTTGATGTTTTTGATTGTAAGTCTTTTGTTTACTGTAAGACCCAAATCAAAAGATGGTGCTAAATCTGTTTGGAAGTAATTTAAAAAATCTTCCGTTGTATGGTCGATATCAGAATAATCTAATAGTCGATTGTTTGCGAGAATTGTATTCTCTTTATAGGACTTTACTGTGGCTGTTTGCCTTCCTTCTCGTCCAGTAATGGTTTCACCTTTGGCAAAACCTGTTCCCGATATTGTCTTTAGATATAAACAATTCCCAGTAGGTTTATTGTTTATAACTTTAATTTCTGCAACTGTTTTACTATTTGTACCAACAATATACTCGCCTACCTTTAAGGGGTTTGCAACAATCTGATTGTTGTTTGAATCATTAATGTTTTGTTTGTCAACAAAGTTAGAATCAGTTTTTTCAAGTTTTATAAATGAGTTATCTTGGTCGGGTGATGGCGAGACGGTACCAGCTTCCAATAACATGGAACCTGTACCGTCTTCATTTAAAATACCATCTATGTCGCTCTCTACATCGAGAACCAAGATTTCTGCTTCTAGATATTCAAAGTATGCATTGAGGAAAGCCTCAAACATCGGAGATTCATTTTTCAAGTACTCGGGAAGTAATGAAGGAAGTCTCTGACTTAACTTATCTATAGTATAATCTTGGTGGGACATATTTTTAGTTTAACCTTAAGTTAAAGTTGTACCAGTATTTGCAACGACAAACCACTTAGTACCGTTCCACATTAACACGATTGCTTCACCACGAGTGTCCAATTTAATTTGACCACTTGCAGTGCCTGAGTAACCCCAGTTGTCTACATTAATGATAGCTTTATGAGTTGAAGCTGGTTCGGTTGAAGCAAGGATAATTTTTAACTGACCTACGTCTGTTCCGTTATCCAAAGTAAAGGTAATATCACCACCAAATCCAGTACCATCAATAAACGTTGCAAAAGTTGATGCAAGGTTTGATGCTGATGCTGTCAATGTAGCGATATCATCTACTGCTAAGTGAGTTGGAATGTTTTCAAACATCTGACCAATGGTCATCTTTTTGTTTACAGGAGTTCCGCCTGGGTTGTCTACAATGTGCAATAAATCATCAGCACCGATTTCTGAATCGGCAACTGCTGTTAATGCTGTTATCTTCTTATCTGCCATTTTTATTTCTCCTAAAATTGACTAATTTAATTAAAACCCCTTTCGAGGAATGCTACTCTAAGCACTGAACCTACAGTCTTAGACCACTCTATGCATAATTAATATGACGAGGTTGATGTTGATGAATAACCAACTCCAGCACTCGACTCACCACTTGCAATGGTGTCTACTTCACCTGTTACCTTAACATCTAGAGGGTCAATGTCAACTAAGTTACCTAAGTTTGCGACCACATCATTACCTGCTGGGATAACTGTGAAATCAATCGTTGAATCAGTATTACTTGTTGAAGTAATATTGATGGCATTGATTGTTATTTTCCCATTTGTATAATCCACTATACCAGCTGTATTATCCAAATAAACTCTTGCACCACTTGATAAGTAGTACCTTCTTAGAATACCGTTACCATCATCATCGAAATAATGAATGTTAACTGCGTCCCCTTGAGTATAGAAACCTGTTGTTTGGGTGATACCACCACCCGCTGCATTATACCCAATGTTTGGATTATAAAATGCATTACCAAAAGAACTTGTATAACCTGTTTCTTGACCAGTCTTTATAGTAGTTCTTTTTCTTAATCTGATATTACATGTATTAGATAGAATTGTACTATCTGTTTCATCGACTGCCTTAACAAGATTTGAATGTCTGAATACTGCATCAAAGTTTGCAAGGTTAGTATTATCAAATGTATTGATTGCACTTGTAACTAATGTCACCAATTCTCCATTAGAGTATTGTGTTGCATTCTCATTGTATTTGAATATACATGTAATTAAAATTTTAACTATGTCTGCATCTACGATGGTAGGTCTTACCGTCATCATATTCAATGCATTTAGTTTTGTTTGTACTGAAGCCTTTTCTGTATCTGATAGATAGTCTGAGTTCTTAGGTTTTAGTGCAATGAACACCTTTCCATATTCAGGCGGGTCATTGTCTTCACCACCCCATACTGCAACTGCATCTGCGTTCGGGTAATACTCACTGACCTTTGCTTTGTAGTCATTCAGTGTTACCAGTCTGTTCTGAGATGTATAGAACTTTGTTGCTTTAAATTTGATTGAGTCTATAGATTCTTTCTCTGCACCACCTGTGGATGCAATAACTCTTGTAGTTCTTATGTCTGAGAATCCGTTGATACTTCCCACCATTGCGAATTGATTAGCCCCATCTGCATGATTTTCATCTACCACAATATAAGTTACTGCAATTGAATCACCGTCTTTAAGAGCTGCACCAAGAACACCATCACCAAAATACAATTCAACAAATCCCTCTTCATTTTCTTGAGTATAATATACTTTAGAGCTTGTAGTAATTGCAGAAATGTTTGTTGACAATGCATATGTGCTTGTAGTACCATTTGATGTAACTGTAACAGATACCTTAGATTTGTCAACCCTTGAATTTGATAGTACGAATTTTGGATTTGCAACTTGACTATCAAAAATGTATATGTCTGTTGCATAAGTTCCTTGTACAAGGTTTACGTCCGTGTAATTGTAAGTAGTTCCATTCTGACTAGGTCTTACTGTTGATGTCACTACATAATTAAAATTAGTTCCATCATATACTGTCTGAAATACTGTTCCTCTCAACAATTGCATTTCTGCTGTTGTAGGAGATGTTCCATTTGCATTAATTACATTAGAACATGCAACATCAATTGTTGCTTCAGAAGCTGATTCAGACGCTGGAATGAATCCTAAATCCTTTGCACGAGATACTACATTCTTTCTCATTTGTGCAGAGTCTAGGAATAATTCCGAAGCTGCTATGTTTGTATTGATTGCACCAATGTGTGATGAGTATGCAAGAAGGTCAATCAAGACCGACATATTTGACCCTTCAAAATCATAATCTTTAAATTGGTTTTGACCCTTTAAATAATTTTTTAGATTTTCTGCAATCGAATCAAAGTCTAAATCTGTGACGTTTATTTGTGAACTATTTGTTGCCATCTTATCTTGCCCTCGTTACGGTGAACGTTAAATCTTGATTTTTTACACCGTCGGTTATGTTATAAAAGACAGTTACTTCCATCTCGTTTCTTTCTACTTCACCAAATAAAACTGTTACATTTTTGACTCTTGGTTCGAAAGTCTCTATTACTTCTTTCATAGTAGACTTCATTCTATTTACTTTTCTATCGGTGTCTAATTCGAATAACAGGTTTCTGATAGACCCACCAAAGTTTGGTTTGAAAGGTCTTTCATATTTGTTGGTAAGAACTATATTTCTTACTGCTCTACGAATTGCATCTGTATCTGTTTTGGTTGTAATGTCGCCAGTAACAGGATGTGGTTTCAACGCAATATCCATATCAGAATAGAGATTTTTTGTTGCAACTGTTTTTCCGTTATTTATTAGTGTCTTTGCCATGTATCTATTTATACTCGCTTACTTATTACTAACTTGGTTTAACGGAACTATATGTTCCCGAACTAGAACCACCACTCACAGTTGTTTTATGTGTATGAGATGAAAGCTTAGGTTTATTACCTTTCTTAGTTTGTATCTCGCCATCTGCAACAATACCTTTCTTATTTGTTTGTTCTCCAGTGATATGAACTGTTCCATCGACTGTTAAGTTTGTAGTCATTGTTGTTGCTGGTGAAGTGAGTGTTGTGTTACCCACTACGTCTGCGTTTAGTGTTCCACCAATCTGTGCATCTACGTTACCTTCGGTCACATCTAGATTGACATTACCTTTTGATACTGTTGTAAGAACATTTCCTTCTGACACTGTCGTTGTCATGTCTCCCTTCAATATGTTTGTTGTTACATTTCCTGTATTCACATTGATAGTTACGTTACCTTTCTCTACGGTTATGTCTGCATTACCAGCGATGTAAATCTTGTCATCCTTACATACTACTTGATAGTGGTCATTAACTATTCTAGAAACTTCTGAACCATCGGGATGTATCTCATGAAACGTTCCCGACCTATGGTGTAAATTGATTCTTTCTTTAGTTGGGGTATCATCTATTTCTATTAAATGACCCGACTCTGTTTGAGTAACTTTATTATATGGATAGACTGGTTCCTCTGCACTGTCTAGGAATCCCTCTAGATTGTCTGATAATTTATGGTCATATAAAGTTCCAGTTTTTAGTGTTCCTCTTGCAAAGGTTGACAAATCGGATTGGTCGGTGTATAATGGATAGAAGGGTAAATCACTTTCAGTAAGTTCTGTCTCTGTAATCTTAGAACCAGTTGCATCATACATGACTGTAATTTCTTTTGGTGTTTTTGGTGCAGTATCTAATGCAGTTGTTATTCCGAATCCTCGTCTAACATCTTGTTTTGGATTAGGCCCATCGGGGGTGTCTTTATAATCTTCAACGGTTAATTTTCTTGGGTCATTGAAACCTCTTTCAACTGACCTAGTAACCTGTTCATCGGTCACAGTTTCCTTATAACCTTTTTGTGGGATACCTGCTGATGTTCCAAGAATGATAGGGTCTTGTTTTAAATCACCATCTCTGTAATGTCCAAATACTGTACAACCTTCTATAAGTCCATGTTGAGTTCCTATACCCGAGAGTCCAGCTGCAGTTGTAGGTAGAATTACTTGACACCAAGGTAAGTCGGGTGTTGCAATCCATTGTTTATTATCAGTGTGGATTCCATGTATACGTACACGTACTCGACCTATCTTTAAAGGGTCTTGTCTATCTTCAACTATACCATAAAAGTAATCCATTATGTTGTCTCCTTGGGTGGTTTCTCACTATCTGCTAAACCTGGCGCATCCACAATCTTCATTGTGTAACTTTCTTTTGCACACTCTAAATGCATATGCCCTGTTGCAGAAGTTATTTCCATGTTACAACTAAGGTCGGTTATTAGATATCTATCATCATTCAATGTATCACTAACATTACCATCTATTGTTTCTGCACTTGGAATGTTTAGTTTAATAACTGTCCCTACTGAGATGTCTGTTCTTAATGGTATCGTTACAACTATTCTTTGTTGTGATAAAATTTCTAGTAAAGCTCTTCTTTCTAGTCTTGCATTATCTTTGGTTTTACTTCCACTAAAAATTTCATTGGTTGAAATATCATCTGCATTATCAAATGAATGATTTGACGTATAACCATATTCCACTCTAGTGTCAAATTGTTTATTCATTGCAATGTCTACATCAAGTTCAATTATACTTGGTGCTTCTCTCTCATCTATCTGATTGTTAGCAGATAACATAATTTCTTCGTCATCTGTTATTATCAATGGAAAGCCTGAGACATGCTTTTGACCTTTAGACATTGATTCTTGGTAATCATAAACAATATCTTCTTCTAGTTTTCTAACTGGGTCATATATTTTCATGGATGAACCGTATGCACCACCAATCAATCCAGCAAGTGTGTCAAACTCTTGAGGTTTATAGTAACTTAGTATAACACTATTAAGACCGCCCGGCGCATTCAAATCGACTTTGTCTGTGTCTAAATCACTCTGAGTTGGTTTGTAGGTAAACTCCATTGGGAATTCTCTTTGCATCATTCCTTCTACTGAACCAAATCTAAATCCACCATTAAGAGTCTGATAGAAGAACATTGAGTTTTTCCATCCTTCACTTACTTCTGAGTTTGCAGTGTTGATAATGTAATCCATAAATCTATTCACTGACCAATTAGGACAAATGAATTGATGGTTTGCTGTTTCAGTACTTTCCCATAAATCAAATTCTTCGGGTTGGAAGTTTGCTTCGTCTAATAACGCATCCTGTAACATTTGACCTCTAGAACCTCTGAAAACTCTACTAAGTCTTTTCTTTTGAACATAGAACTGTCTAGGGTCAACAAACTTTAATACATAAGACATAGTAGACTCTTTAGGTCTTTGAGTGTTTTCTACTTTGTATATTCTAAAAGTCTTATCAATAGTAAACTCTTTGTCAGCTTCTTCATCAAATCCTTCTTTTTGTTTTATAGATATACGAATAAACTCTTGTCCAGTAAAACGATAATTTTTAAGTAACCCCAATCCATCGATGAATGATGCTTGACCCGAACAGAATTTGGTAAAGATTGATTCGTATAAAGTTATACCAATGCATACACTATCAACCACGACTGTCTCACCATGTTGGTTTATAATTGTAAGTGCTTCGATGGAAAATCCACCTGCGATAAAATTGCCTTCGGCCATTATGAACTCATTATTCTATCAAACTCTTGTACTACTTTTCTTATGTACGTTGGTCTAATAATTTTTATTAATCTTTTTTCATCATTTCTATCAAACTCATCTTGCCATAGTGATACTGAAGTGTATCCATTTTCAAAATAGTTTTTTCTTAATCCGTTATTATCTTTATAATATGCAATGCCATCTATTTGATTAATTGCATTCAAAACTGTGGCGGACTTTCTAGAGATGTCACCAGTAATAGTATCATTGCCCTCAAAATCTAGTGTACCTTCTACTCCGATTCTATTATATGTAGGTTGCACTTTAATGACGTGTCCTTTGTTACCATCATTAGATGTAATTTGTTCACCCAATAGAAACTTCGAGGTTTGGTCTATCATATCAGAAGTATTACTGAAAATTAACCATTGGCCTGGATATTTTTGTTTTAAATATGTTTCAAATGTTTGTGTGTCTTTATGCCAGTCAAAATACGATTCCATTTGATTGACTAATAATAAAGTCCAATGTAGGTCACCGTTACCATAAATCTTACTTGCAACGATATCGGGTCTTTCACCATCTTCTAATTCATAGTACTCATAATCAACAATACTATTAATTGCATTTTGTTCTATTGTAGACTTTCTAAAGAAGTCTTTAATTGTAATCCATTTACCATTTGGTAATTTGTAATTGGTTGTAGGAAAGTTCTTGAAAAATTGGTTTGCCATTATTAACCACCATCTCCACTAGCATTGGTAGCTGCTATTGTTTCTGACCTTCTCATTGCAAGAGATGTATTACCACTACCGATACTCTTATCTGCTTTGCTCGATTTAGATATCTGTTGATAATTTTCTTGAGTGAGTATTTTAATTTCTGTAAATGATATACCCATTGTTGTAGATACAGGGTATCCATCTTGAAACAGTTTAGTTGAATGACTAGTAGACACACTTGTACAAACCATAGGTAAGAAATCATCAAACTGTTTTGCAATCGGGCCCTCCCAACTTAGCTTGAAAATATTCGGATAGTTGAAGTAGTTTTCTACTGCAGTATCCCCTTCTGCATTACTATATGTATCGGGTAACATTGCTGTTTTAAAGTGATGTACAATATCTTGAACTGCTTTTGCTTCATCTGCATTTCTAGGATAAAACTCATAGTCAAAACTAAAGTCTCTAAATCCTACTCCTTGAAACATCTGTTCTTCCATAGGATTGACTGCTCTTCCAGCAAGGAAGTTACTTGCATCGCCAACTATCATTGATGCAATAGAATCTATACCTGTTTGTATTGCATTTTCTAATGCAGTTCCCATTGCTTGCATTGTGGAACCATCCATTTTACCATTGAAAGAATCTTTTATTTCTAATGCACTTCTAATACCTTTACCAACTCCAGTTGCTGAGTATTCTGCTTTAACGTCATCTCCAATTTCAGTTGGAACATATAAATATATGTTGGTTGACTCCTTACCACTAAGCATATTCCTGTTGTTTTCCCCTTCTCTTTTCTGCCTTGGTAATGTTTCGAAAACAAGAAAGTTTTCTACCCCATCCCCAATTGGATATTGCAACTCTCTGTAACTTTGTTCGGGGCTATGTTTTGCGTAAGCTTTTGATTTAACTGATTCACGAGACTTTTGTAAACTTGCACGTCTATTGTTGAGTGTATTTTCAGCTTCTAATTTTTGTTGTGCTAATTTATCTGCAACACCACCAAAAGCAGTTCCTTCAATCCCCTTGGTTGCCATGTCTTTTATGTCGTAACCTGTCCCACTGATTTTTGCTTGTATTCCCTTAAGAGATTTAATTGCTTGTTTCCCTTGGTTTACTTTGTTTAGTATTTTGTTGATATTCGGCATTTAGAATCCCTATAAATAGTTCTTGTTAATTATGGTTACTGTTATTTATGGCATATTCGGGTAAGTTCAAACCAAAGAACTACAAAAAATACAAAGGAGACCCCACTAAAATCTATTATAGGTCTTTATGGGAGCGTAGATTCATGGTTTACTGTGATGAAAACAGCAATGTATTAGAATGGGGTAGTGAAGAAATCATTATACCATACATTTCACCCTTAGACAAAAGACCACATAGATATTTTCCCGACTTTTACATAAAGTATAAGAATGCATCGGGTCAAATACTTCGAGAAATCATTGAGGTCAAACCTAAGAAACAAACTAGGCCCCCAAAACAACCAAAACGTAAGACACAACGTTACTACAAAGAGGTTGCAACCTATGTAGTCAATGAAGCAAAGTTTAAAGCTGCAGAAAGCTTCTGCAAAGATAGAAAATTTGGATTCCGTATACTAACCGAAGACCACTTACTCCCAAAAAAGGTAAAAAAATGAAGAAATTATATGTATTTGATTTGGATGGAGTCTTGATTGACTCAAAAGCAAACATGGAACTGGCATTCAACAAGTTAGACACTGGTAAACCTTTTGAAGATACCACTAATACGTTCCCAAGTTATTTTAAACACATTGGTAAACCGTTCAAGGATATCTTAACTGAGATGGGTATACTTACTGACCAAGATGAGTTGATGAGAAGATACAATAGATACTCTGCAGCGAATTCTAACTTGATAAAGTTTTACGATGGTGTAGAAAAACACCTTCAATCATTGGAGCGTGATGGTAAGAAATTAGCCGTGGTAACTTCGAAGTCGAAATTACGAGCTGATGCTATTCTTGCTGAGATTAATGTCAATTTTGAAATCATATGTTGTCCCACTGAAGGATTGAGAGGGAAACCATCCCCCGACCAACTACTATATACCCTTGCATATTGTAATACTGACCCAAGTGATGCAGTTTATGTTGGGGATATGCAAGTAGATATGGATTGTGCAAACAGAGCTGGGGTAGATTTCATCTATGCAGAATATGGATATGGAGATATAGAATGTTGTTGGAACAGAGCAAATTCAATCGAGTCGGTTTAATACCTGCTCGTTGGGGTTCATCTAGATTTGAGGGTAAACCCCTTGCATTAATCTGTGGTGAATCTATGATTAAAAGAACCTATGACCGTGCATCGGCTTCGAAGAAACTAGACAAGGTCTACGTGGTTACGGATGATAACAGAATTGAATACCATTGTGAGATATTCAATATACCTGTGATAAGAGTTGATGATGATTGTGAAACTGGTACCGATAGATGTGCAATTGCATCTGAACAAATAGATGCAGATATCTATGTTAATATTCAAGGTGACGAACCCTTGATTGACCCCGAAGCAATTGATAGACTATGTGATTATTTTAATCCTAATCTTGGTGTTGCAAATGCATATGTTACAATCGAGGAACCTTACAAGGTCATGGACAACGATGTAGTAAAGGTTGTGTTTGATTCACATCATTGTGCAATGTATTACTCACGTCTTGGTATACCTTTCCCACGAGGTGAGGATGCAAGGGTACATCAACAACTTGGTTTATATGCATTCACTAAAGAACGTCTACAAGAATTTTCTGCATTACCTATGCAGACTTTAGAGAGAGCTGAAAGGGTTGAGATGTTGAGATTCTTAGAACATGGATATAAGGTTCTAATGATTCATGTAGAAGATGATGGTCTATCAGTAGACACACCTAAAGATATCAAACTAGTAGAGGATAGAATAAATGCATATAACTGAAGACCGCCTACGAGAGGCCTTCGAAAATAAATCTAGAGTATCAATACCAAAGATAGCGACTCTAGCTGAATGTAAACATTGGCATCCATATCACCCTAAGATGTTTGGAAAGAATTTGTTGGAGTATATCCATCATATCAATGTTGCAGAGAATAAGACCGACGATGATTCACTGAGAAACGAAGCACAGAAACTAGTTTGGTTAATAGACCAATACAAAACAGTAGGGTTTTATTCTACACCACAAGCATGGATTAAACCAAACGGTAGATGGAGAGTACATCCAGGCTCCGTTCGTGTAAATGCTCTGATACAATGTAAAGCTTATGAAACAAAATTTGTTGTTTGGGATGACTCCAATTACTTACCCAACAATAAACAAATCACTTATGATGATTGGATAAATGAATTCCCTATCCCCGAGGGTAGAGATACTAGGTTCTTTGATGTTGAGGGTATGATTGAGTTTCATATATCTGAAGACCGTCCCGAAATGTATGAGTACTACTATAGACTTAGAGAATTATATGAGGGTAAGAAACCTAGACTCATAGGAACCTGTGATGAAAGTATAAAACATCTATTCGGAAATGGTAGAGTTACCGTTACTGGTCATATAACTGAAGAAGACCTCGGGTCATTCCTAGAAATAAATCCATCTAATCGAAAAGTTATAGAAACTAATTTTAGTATTGTAGCCTAGAATACATAAATAGTTATATGGTATCAAGAGTCTTATTGTCAGCAGTAGCAAAAATGTTACCCGAAGATATAGAATCGGGAACTGAAGATAGTCTTGAATGGTTTAGAACTAACGTAAGAGATATTAAACTAAGACCCGATAGATTAATGGGTGGACTGAGTGCAGTTACATCTAGTAGTTTTAAGCAGGGTAAAGTATACATGTTTCACTACGATGCTAAATGGCAAGATGAATTGCCTTACTGGGATAAGTACCCAATAGTGATACCAATAGAACAATATAAAGATGGGTTCTTAGGTATTAATACACATTACATTGCACCTAGACATAGAACTGCATTACTCAGACCCTTATTAGAAGAGCTAAGAGGCAATACAATAGAGGGTGATGGAGATACTAGAATGGAAGTTGATTACAACATCATTCAGTACAATAATGATTTAAGGTTTGCAAAACCTTGTATCAAAAGATATTTAACAACACACATAGGTGCAAGAATAGTGGAAGTACCTTACCAACAATGGGAAGCAATATTGATGTTACCACTTGCAAAATTTAACGTCAACGCAAATACTGTGTATGCAGAGAGTCAAAGGAAATTCTAATGAGTATAACAATAGATACGTTTAAAGCAAATTTTGATGTAGGTGCAAGAGGAGACCATTATGATGTTGCTATTATAGCACCTGCTGGATTAGGATTTCAGTTCGCTGCAGAAGACATGCTTAGATGTAGAAGTGTAGATATGGAAGGTTCATCTTTAGGAACTAATACAAGAGACCAATACAATTCGGGATATGAAATCCCCGACGGAACTGTAGACCAAGGTGGGTTTGTTGACTTAACCTTTATATGTGACCAATCATTTCATGACCGTGCATTAATTGAAGCATGGCATCGATGGATTTACGAAGCACCATACACAGGTGGTGCTGGTGGAACTCAAGGTTCTGCACAAATACCAGTCATGAAATATCTTGATGAATACATCGGACAACTTGAAGTGTATGCACTGAGAAAGGACGAAACTAAGTCTTTAAAATATTGTTACTATGACGTATATCCATCATCATTCGATACTCAAAGTTTTGGTGCAGACTCAAGTGGTATACTAGAAATTAGTATGTCATTCCAATACAGACATTACGATACAGAATACATGGTAGAAGATAGGAAGCCAAATAGAAATTACACTGAGATATATGATGGTATGCTAGCAAAGCAACCAAAACTTCCCGAAGCTTCTGCACTAAATACTGGAAGAAAGATTTTAGATTCTACTTTAGACGCATTAAAAGTCGGAAGTAGATTTAACGATAAAGTTGGTGGTTACCTTAATAAGTTATCATCACTTGACACCGCTGCCACTAAGTACAAAAACCTAGGAATAGGAAAGTTACTGGGTGGTGGTTAATTAATTATGGAGTATAATTATGGCCTTACCAATTCAAGCAACCCCCACATATACATGTGAATTGCCATCAACTGGTACTGAAGTAAAATTCAGACCGTTCCTAGTAAAGGAACAAAAGATTCTTGTCATTGCACAAGAAAGTGAAGACCCGAAAACTACACTTAGTGCAGTTAAGGATTTGATTAATAATGTGACGTTTGAGAAAGTCAATGCAAATGAATTGACTATGTTTGACCTAGAGTACTTGTTCTGTAAAATCAGAGCAGTATCAGTAGGTGAAACGATTCCATTAAAGTTGGCTTGCATGTCAACTGACTGTAATGGAACTGGTGAAACAGTAGTTAACTTAGATGACCTAACAGTAACAGAAGATACTGGTGGTGACCCTAAGATAATGATATCAGATGACGTTGGTATTATATTAAGATATCCAAAGGTTAAAGATATGGAACAAATTACTACTGCTTCTGAAGACCAACAATCGATAGAAGTTCTTAAGGCATCAATCACACAAATTTTTGATGCAGAGAATGTCTACGATGAGGCTGATATGTCAGCTGACGATAAATCAGAGTTTGTAGAAAGTTTAACCTTTCCACAGATTGAGAAGTTGAGTGCATTCTTTAACGGTATGCCCAAACTTCAAGGTAAGATTGAATACAAGTGTAACACTTGTGGTAAGTTGAATGAGAGAGTATTAGAAGGACTACAAAGTTTTTTTTAATAACCCTTTCTCATGAGTCGGTGTTTAATTTTTATAGCACCAACTTTCAACTAATGCAACACCACAAATACTCGTTAGACGAATTAGATTCAATGATACCTTGGGAAAGGGAAATCTATATTAAATTGCTCATGCAACATCTAGAAGAAGAAAAAGAACGTCAGAAGGCAGAACAAGCCAAAATGAGAAGATAACGTTTAATTTAAACTAGAGGATACAAAAATGAGCGACATGGAAAAATTTCAAGGCGACATGAGTCGTAACGAAGTAGAAATTGACTTGAAAAAGTTTATGAGTATGGTTTCTGAAATCGGTGATTTGAAACAGGAAATCTTTGAACTAACTCAAGAAGATAGAAAGAACCCTTGGCAGAAATGGATATTTGCAGCTAAGACAATTGATGCATGGAGAATTATACCTCGTGCATTCCTAGGTATTTACATGTACCTATTATATTATGCGACTTTTTGGTTTATGGACTTAACAGACCCAACACTAGAACAATCGGGATTGATTTCCGTATTGGTTGGTGCTGGTGCAGCTTGGTTTGGTCTATACACTTCAAGTGCAGCGAAAGAACACGCAGATACAAACCCTAATTAGGAAAACATAAATGGCTGAGACCAACGCAGATATAAAGAATTTTACAGAAGGTTTAATTGGAAGCTTGAACAGGGTAACAACTGGTCTTGCTTTCAAGCAGTCTGCTGAAATAATTAAAGCAAACGAAAGAATGAAAGAGTCTCAAGAAAGACTCGCTCGTAGGCAAGAAACACATCAAGGAAAGGTCGAAGCACAACAAGAAAAATTCGATAAGTCTCGTGAGAAGATTATGCAAAAACACGCAAATAATCAAACTCAACGAGACATAGAATTATACAAACTAGACAATAGAAGAAATGATGCAACTAAAGAATTGGTTGACGATTTTGATAAGTTTAAAAAATCATTAAGTGAAGGTAACGACTTAGAGAAAGACCACATCGAAAACCTTAAATCTCAAGGTAGTATGAATACTGGTATAGACGGAATGTCTTCTGGCATTGATGATATGGTTAAAGGTATTGAAGGTTTGACATTTGGTTTGATAGACTTAAGTGGTAAGTCTAGTAAACTAACTAATTTCTTTAAAGGGATTGTTAGTTTAGGTGTTGGTTTAATAAGTTTCTTAGGAAGTCTAGGTGAGACTGTTGTACTATTAACAGACCACTTAAAAGTCTTTGATAGAAAAATAAAAATTACTAGAACAGGGGGAGCGCCAGGTACAGTACCTAGTGGTATCGCTGGCATGGGTGAAGATTTTGTTGGCCCTGTTAAAGATGTTAGTTCTGCATATGCAGCTACATCATCAGAAGATATTATTGAATCATCGGTTGTTGATTTTGCAACCCCATTAGGTAAGAAAGCAGGCAGTTTCTTTAAAGGCATCAAAGATGGAATCGGTGGTGTCCTTGATACAGTAAGTCCACAAAACATCAAAAAGCAATTTGATGTTGCAACCAAGACATTTGCTAAAGGAGCAAACATTGTTGCAAATGTAACACCTACTGAAAGTGTAGAACGAAGACCTCTCCAAGAAACATTGCCGGGCATGGAGAAATCACCCCAAGATAAATCAGCTGAGTTCCTATCTACATACAAAAGTGATTCTGTTCCAATAGAAGCAGCTGGTGCAATATCTGATATGTTAAATGGAATTAAAAATTCTCTTAGAAGTTCATTTTCGTTTGGTGATACAGACAAACAAGCAGAAGCTGGTGAGATGATGGAAGAAAATTTCTCACAGATGAAAGGTCATGCTGAAAACTTTAGAGGCTTAGTGTTTGGTGAAGGTTCTATGTTTGGTAAAATTACTGGTGGATTTGGAGATGCATTAAATTTCTATGGTGAGAGTGTTAATAAGGTAGGCAATACGGTTATTGGATTTGGAAAATCAGTTGGCCAGTTCTTCAGTAGTGGAGAAAATATGAAAGCTGGGGTGATGTCTTTCTTAGCATCTTCATGGTCATTTGTTAAATCTGCATTAAAGTTTGTTCCTGCTGTATTAGGATTCGTTGTTGCAACCACTATGTTTGTGGGTTCAATGATTGTAGCAGCCTTACCATTCATTGCAATGGGATTATTAATTGCAGTTGGAGTTGCTTTACTCGTTGGAGCTGTAGTTGCAGTATTTAATAAGTTCCCTATCATAGGTGAGACTTTATCTACAGTATTTGGTTTTGTATTTGATACCATTAGTGGTATAGTCAATGTTATTATGGATGTCTTCAGCAATATATGGGGAGCCATAACAAACATCTTCGGTGGATTCATCGATATGTTTAGCGCTGCATTCAGTGGTGATTTTGGTGGTATTTTTGATGGTCTAATGAAGATAATAGGTGGAGTCTTTGATTTATTCTTAGCACCATTTAGAGCAATCTTCGATGGTATAGCAGGATTTGTTAATTCACTATTACCCGATTGGGCAAAAGGTATAATGGCTGATACTGGTTCTGCAGAAGAGAGTGGTCTCTACGATAAAAATAGAGTAGGTAAATCTACTGTAGATGCATCTATGATATCTGGCGCTCCAACTAAAGACTTAATGGCCATTGTTTCACACAATGATTTAACTGAAGAAGACATGGCACTAGTTAAGGCAGAACTTGATTCAAGGAATCTAGGTCTTGAAGGTACTCCTATGACTGGTGATGAGTTAAAGCAACAAAGAGAAGCAACCAAAGCTGCAATGAACGGTGGTGGTCAAGGAAGTAATACCACTGGAGTTGGTATAAGCAATTCTACTAACAATGTGACTCATAATGCAATCTCATCTTCACCCAACCCTAGACCAACTGACCCTACAATCGGAAGAACTTCCCAACTACTGTTAGATTAGAGGGCCCTTAAGCATTTCTGCTTTAGTCATTGCCTTTCTGTTATATTTTGTTTTATCTTTTTGGACTTGAGTAAGTCCATGTGAAGGTGTAACCTTTCTAACTTTTACTTCAGTTTTTTTACCAAAGATATTATCCCAGTTGTCTGAGTATAACTTCTCGTTAGAGTTTCTACGTTTAGAACCTTTGCCACCGTGCCATTGATTTGCCATCTTATCAACCTAACGGCCCTCTGAATCCACGTCTACCCATTGATGCTCTTTTTGCATCTAACTTCTTACGTCTCTTTAAGTCTTGATTTCTTTGGTTCTTAATTGTATTAGGTTTGATGTGATACTTTCTATCACGACATTCTTGAACTATACCTGCTTTCTCACAATCCTTTTTAAATCTGCGAAGTAGTTGGTCGAACCCTTCTACGTTCCGATTCTTTGGATTTATTTTTGGTGTTACACTAGGCATAATTTTTCTCTAATAGATGTGAAGTCACCCCACGCCTTACAGCAACCCGTTCTTCACCGACCAATCCGCTATATGCTATTGACCTTTCCCTTACTGAGTACCCCCAATCATTTTCCACGGTCTCAGTGATGCAGTCGTCTTATTTTCAAGGACACATTTTGAATAAACACGACTGCCCCATTGTAAGAAATCTAACTACTAACTATCAGCAGCAAGTTTCTTAAAGTAGTCCATCGCATCGTCTTCTTCCACTTGGGGTGCTGACTCTGCTGATGCAACTACAGGTTCTTCTGCAACTGGAGACGTGTTAACATCTGACCATGGAAGTTCTTCCATATCATCTGCAACTGACTCAGCTGTAGAGTTAGTTACCGCACCTGTTAATCCGAGAACTCTATCGAGTTTCTCTTTTAACTCTTCGTAAGATTTAAACTCACTAGGTGCAATAATTCCACTTAAGCTATGTAGGTTGTTTACCACATCTACAAGCTTTTGCTCATCATCAAATAAAGGTGCAACTGAATCAAATTCAGATTTGTCATAATTCCAGTAACCATCAACCTTACGGATTTTGATTTTGAAATTAGCACCTTCGTCTCTGAGGTCAAAAGGATTGATTGCTTTCTCATCTTCAAATGCTGGTGAGATTGCTTCCTTGAGTGCTTCAAAGATTTTTTTACCATATCTATATTTGAATACTTGACCTTCGTTAGCAGGATTTTTAGGGTCTGATATAACAAGGATGTTAGACACATAATGTAAACGTCTTTTCTGTTTACGTGCTTGGTCTTTGTTTGCCTCAACACCTGTATTCCATAACTGGGTATTGTATTCAGAGACAGGGTCTTGTTTATTAAGAGTCGTTAAAGACTTCTCAATATACCATCCACCTGGCCCTTGGAAACCGTGGTCGAAGTATGATACCCATGGCATCTCTTCACCCTCGGGGGTTGGTAAGAAACGAACTACAGCGTAACCGTTACCACTCTTATCGAGTTCGGGTTTCCACATAGTATCGTCATTAAAGGATTTTTTTTCTCCGCCTGTTGGGGAAGCTGATTCCATTGCAGCTCTTAGTTTATCTAAACTACTTGACATTGTATTCTCCTATTTTATTACAATTATATCGCATTTTATTACAATTTTATATTTCGGACTTCAGGCCTTGACCTAAAATCCATTCTTCACTTATTTCATAATAAGGTAGTTCATTATATCGTATTGCACCTTCTTTGTCTAGAGGGTTTTTGAAATATACTGAACAATCATTGAACTCCTTTAAGAGTGCAATGAACTGACTCCTTTGTGCGTTAAGCACTTTAGAGTCTGCATTGTATTTATGTGTATAGTTCTCACTACCAGCATAAATATTTCCAGCACTGTCACCTTCCAATGCATCAAAACCAACCATATTAATAGTTGTGTAATTGTGTAACATCGCATAACCTAATGCAGACATCCCTGTAAACAGGTTTCTCAACAGTGGGTCATTATAAGTGACAATTAATTCGGGTCGTATTAGACCCAAAAAATCTGTAGTTTCTCCATCACCTTGTATGATGAAGTGTGTATCGTCGGGTTTAGTTGTAACGATTACTTCGTGTGAATATTCAAAGCCCGGCTTCATCAATTCCAACATTTCAATCGGTAATGGGTCAATGTCTGCAAATGCAACTAGATTACCTCTGTAGTAATCTGATTCGACTATCTCTGCTTGCATGACAATGTCTACTGCAAACACTATATCACATGCACTAGTGTCTCTATAGATTGCATTACAACCCCACACTTCGTGGTTGCAACCTAAGATATCAAACCCCTCTCTCGAGGGCCCGTTTCCTAATATAGTTACTTCTGACATAATTCTAACAATTTGTTCTTGTATTTTTGATGGTCATATGTTATAAATGCCTTATACTTGTTTATCTTAATGTGTAAGTCGGGATATACTACTCGTTCTGATATGAGTGTTTCCCAATCCTTCGTGAAACCAATTATCTCATCCATGATGCAAATGGTTTCTAAACTTACATCCTTACTCATGTAAGCTTTAAGCAATCTAGGGTGTTGACCGTCGACTACTTTAAGTTGTGTTTGTATTTTGAACTTTCGTATCAAATCACTAACCTCTGTTTCGAACATGTAACCAAGCTTCTGATTTCTCTTCTTCCATTCTCTGTATCTCTTATCACACTCTTTGTCTAGAAGGTCACCCGCCCAGAAATCTTTGTATGATAGATTTGCAATGTAGAAATCTTGTAATTCTTGTTTGTATGTTCGGTACAGTTTACCAAAATGGTATTTATCTTTACGTTTAAGAAATGACTTGATGTCTGACTTCACTTTTCCGTTATACTTAACGAAGTCATAATCCTTGGAATGAAAATGTAACTTTATCCCAAGGTATAACGTGTATGCATCATAGCCTTCTCTAGAAGTCATTAAGTAATAATCTTCTTCTCTGCTGGGACTTCAACTCTTGGAGCTTCTTTTTGTCCTGTTGCAATAAGATATGCATTTTGAACGCCTTCATTAGATTCGGTTGCAAAAACATAATTATTAAATGTGATGACTGTTGGATTTTCGTCTCCAGTTACAGCCACACCTCTAGCAAAACCCATTCCACCTTCGGGATTGGATACTATCATTTTTGGTTGAGTTAATGTAATGGTTGTATCTAACTGATTGTCAAATGTTCCAACATACTCTCCACTAATTGCCACTACCGTGACGATATCACCTTTTTTCATAATTACCTACTTGTTAAAGAAACCTGTGATGGTTCCTTGTGCTGATGAACCCCTGTTTATCATTTTCAAACCAGTTGCTTCCGCTTCTAGCTTTTCTTTGAGAGGTTGGGATATTAACCTCTTTGCTGATTCGGGTTCTACTTTGTTATCATCACAAACTTTTATGATTGCTCCCATAACATCCGTTTTACCACCTATCAATAATCTTTCAACTTGTTCTGTAAATTCTTTTTTACTAATCACGTTTATACTCCATGTAAGTTCGAATATTGTTCTCTTAACTTAAATAACTCATCTACATAATCACAAGGGTCTGCAGAAAATATTTGAAAGTTACCATTTTCAAGACTTACTATTGCAGTAATTTCTTCTATGGGTGTTCCTGTTAGTTCTTCTACCATGATTGCATATGCAGTCATTTGTAGGAACCAAGGTTTTGCCATATACTCTTCTTTAAAGGAAGAAGAGGTCTTAAAATCTATTATAGATAAAGCATCTTCGAATACTCCAATGCAATCTACACGTCCAGCCATTTGCAACTTGTTACTTAACATAGGTGCCTCTAAACAGATTGGTACTATTTCATCTAGTACTGGCTGAACTCCTCTGAATCTGTTTTCTTCTATAAGGTCTTGAAAGACTACTTCTTTTTCTTGTCTCAAGTAATCCTCTACGACTTGGTGGAATGATGTACCACGTTTGGCTGCACCAGTTGAGATTCGATTTGCTTCTTCTTCACCAACTCGTTCTCTCCACAATTTGATATGTTCTCTATTGAGTAAACCAACAACCGTTGTTACACTTGGGTAATGAAATGATTCAGTACCATCCGTATAAAATCTTTTACCGTCTTTTTGAACGGTCTTTAAGTCTAGGTGTTCTAATTCCCATAGTTCTAATAATTCACTCATAGTTTATTATACTCTTATTTACCTTGTAGGTCAAGATGCTTCTTGACAATCTCTCGCGTCTTCACTTCTTTAGTATCCTTCCTGTGATATCTTTCACCCATAGGTGAATCGATATTAGTAGAAGCAATCTTCTGAAGCACGTCACTGAATCCACCATCAACTTTAACTCTGTCACCATGACCACCTACGGTCATAGGAGCTGCAAGAATCTGTTGTTTGAGGTGTGGGTTATCTGCTTTGAATTGGTCAAGTTTTGTATAAGACATATTATGCTCTTCTACTTCACCAGTTTCATTATTTAAAAAATCATATAGAGGCATTCATAAACTCGGGTGTCGGTCTTGCAGTCCATACTGCAAAATCTTTTTTATATTTGTTATAGTATTTATGGTAACCATCTATACTCGAAACCATTTTGACATCATCTGGCATACACTGAGGTGGTTCTCTCCATGCACAAAGGTCAATATTGTTTGGTAACTGGTTTAGTAAATCTAGTAGTTTTGTCTCTGTTAAATGGGCCCTGGCATAACGATAGGTGTATTCCTTACATAAAGCTGCAAATAGGTCATATACGAATTGATAGTGAACTGCGTTCTCACGAACCCATATATTAGATGGGTGATTGACATGTGAAGCCTTGTATAAGTTGTCCATTTCACCTTCAAGTCTCCATCTTTGAATTCTACGTCCACTAGAATCGTCGATATAATGTTTACCATCTAACATTCTATGTGCAGTTGATAAGAGCTGAGCATATTCTATAATCATTTTACATACATGTTTGTCACAATGTAGTTCTGCAGCGATTTCGGGTTCTTCATGCAAGTAAAATATGTTCATTCTTTAATCTCTCTTAACCAATCTCTATAAGGGACTGGATTTTTTGTTGTTGACAAATACTTTGTGTATTCCTCTTTGTTTTCTTTTGATTCTGTCATAGTGTCAACCCAACCAGTGGATGAGTCTTGCCATCTTTTAGAATTTTCTGTCATTTATAAAATTTATGATTATTAATAATTACTGTTTCGTTTAATGAGTCTGCCCAATAAGGGTTAACTTGGTCATTATGGTAATGTGTGGCACCTTCTGTGATGTCACCGTACTTTTCCCATATAACTTGTCTTGCAGTGTCAAGAGATAACTCCCAAGTTGCACTATCTTCGGGTACATCTGACTTTCCATCACAAAACCACGAAAATTGACACTTGTTTCTAACTGGTACATACGTACCGTTCCAATTTGTCTTCCATTGGGCCTGATAAACCACTCCACAAATGTCATCGGGGTAGTCAAGACTCGAAACACGATTTTGAACAACCTGTGCCACCGCTATTTTTCCTGCAAGAGGCTGATTTCCCGCCTCGAAGTAAATATTTTTTGCCATGCAATAGATATCACCGTTTGGGTCGGATGCAAAAGCCTTCTGAACGAAAATAACGCCAATAAGGGTCATAGTCATCAAGGCCATATGCATAGGGATGAACCATTTAGATTCAGAATTTGGTATTTTCATGATTTGTACTCCATCCATGCATTCACAATGGCAAAAGATTGCTCTTTGTTGAACCCATAGTTTATTCTCAACCATTCGGGAGCTCCAAACATGTTGATTTCGCCACTTTCTTGCAATTCATCTAATTCGGGAAACCACTCAGCTGGTTCAAAAGGCAAATCGGCCCTACTTAACTGATTTTGGTTTAAATGATAATTACTCATAATTGTTCTATCTCCTTCAGAGTGCTTTTTACGTCTGCATCTGATAAATAACCTATAACATCATTTGTTATATGTGTATTATAACACAAATCTCCTTCTTTGAGAACTGCCATTTCCCATAAACCGTCTTTACCGCCATATGAGAAGTCGTGTCTGATTACACTTGCACCATAACCGTTAGGAAATTCGTGTACAACCTGTACACCATTGGCATATTCTTTAGTTTCTATAATCATCATCATCTTCCATAAGAATCTTAGCAACTGCTAAGCACATTACACACATAAACCCCACAACTAATGTTAAACCAATATCCATATTAGTAACCACTCGTTGTATGGGCATATTCATCTTCACAACCCTCTTCTCCACAGACACATATGTTCTCATCGAAATCCAATTCACCTTGATTAGGGTTCATGTCGTTTGCATTAGTTGTACCATACTCAGCAAGGTTCATAACCTCGTCAGCTGATAATTTACCGCCTGTGCAGTGTGCAATTAGTTTTGCATTTTCGTAATCTAAACTCATTTTAATCTCCTATGAATTTGCATTGTATTCGGCTTTGATACCACCATCTACAATCATTTGCGCGAGTTCCGTAGCATTGTAGGATTTTCCACCTACGTGCCATGAACACTCGTTAAGAGGGACATGTCCGTCCTTCCAGTTATAAATTGTGACTGTCTCATAGTCATAGTCATACTCTTCCATACCTTCGTCTTCGAAGTACTTCACAGTTAGACACCATTCACAATTAACTTTTGCATATGGGTCTGCATCCATGTAAGTCGGTTTTCCTAAAAGACCTACAAGGGTGTCATAGGTGGTTGTTAAGTATCCTTTGAGAGAGGTGCCACCAACACCTACATCATCTACTTCATATTCTTTAATTATCATATTGAATTTACCTCACTTATTAATTCTGTTACATCACCCTGCCATGTAGCATGGTCGGGTGTATCGAAAGGACTATCAACCACTTCGATTGAAGTGATGTAGTCGAATGACCCACTCAGGCCATTGTACCTGTTGACATGTTTCATGACCAATGCAGCTGCACTAGCCTCAGTCAAACTAGGTGAATGGTAGTAAGAGTGTTCACCCTCACCATATGCGTTCTCCTCGTACACGAGGGTCTCCACATCGAAACCGATGACATAATCAGAACCCCCCTTGAACTTGTGAAAGTTAGTGCCGTACTCTTCGACATTTTGGGTGGTGATTACATATTGGTTTCTCATAATTTGTTCCTTGTTATTTTTCATTATATACATAGTATATCAAAAAGCCAGGGCCATTGTCAAGGCATTCTTAATTAAAAATAGTAGACCTACTGCATTAAGTAATATCAATGCCCTATCGTTCCATAAGAATGATACCCATAACCAAAGTGCAATTCCAACCATGGAAAGACCTAAGTCATAATGTGCCATGCCATCGATACCTCTTAGAGACATCGCTGCAAGAACGAATACACATGCCAACCACTTAACATACCAATCCGTGGTATGTTTTGGGGTTACACTTTTTTTTGAATATTTCATATTAGATAATCGGGCCCGTATTTTCTCATTCCAGTAATTTGATATCCACCTTCCATGAAGAGGTTTCCTCTTGGAGAGTTCAGAGCAGGAGTTGCCCATCCAGCAGACATTAGAATGTCACCACACAAAAAGGTAGTACCTTTCTTATTAGTCCATTCTGACTTATTAATGAAACCCCAAACTGATTGTTGGCTACCACTGTTTGTGATAATCTTGATATACTTCCTAGACACTTTATATGAATAAGAGTAATCCGTAAGGGTTGGGTATTGTTTTAAATGTTCGATTAATAAATCGTCACACAGTTTGTCACAAAGTTGTAAGAGCTCTTGCTCTTGGTTAACCTCGTTTACTAATTCTGATACTTTCATTACGCTGCCTCCAACATAGTTAAAGGAACTGAATATCTACCCTCTGGCAGTTCTACAGTTGCTCTTGATATCTTGACTTTAATTAAAGTCCCCAAAGTCCTTTTAGTCTTTTGGACTACGTAGACTTTTGCACCTTCGACCAAAGAGGTCTTGGCATTCAGTTTCTTCACTTCATTACAAAGTTCGATAACTTCATTCAACTCTGCAAGAGAGCTTAAAGAAGTGATTTTGGTTTTTAATGATTGGTTCATAGTGTCTCCTTGATTTTTCATTATATACATAGTATACCAAAAAGCTTAGGCTGCTGTCAAGGCCTCTTTTGCAATTAGAAATTCTT